CTGATTCGATAAAAAACATTTAAACGGCCGGCGGTAAAACCTATAACGGCTCTGAAGCTGTTGAAATTACTGCTGCCGATCTTGGCGCACTGACCGAGATCCCCCAAGCCACAACCGATGCTCTTGGTGGTATCAAACTTGGGCACACGGAAGGCGGAAACGAACACGCGGTTGTGTTGGACGCAGAAGGGAAAGCTTATGTTACGGTTCCCGTACCTGAACCCCTTACGTATAATGCCCTTGCCAACGGTGGTCTTGCCATCAATGAGCAACGCGAGTTCTCAATTGCTCCCGGTGGCGTGTTGACGGCGATGATTGGGGATGGTCAAGTGACTGACGCAAAAATTAGTGCCTTGAATGTGAACAAGCTTGTCCAGACGGACGGAGATGAGCTCATTCTTAATGGCGGCACTGCAAACGCCTAATAATTTGGAGGAATAAAAGCAATGGCAACTACTACACTTAATACAAGAATTGCTTTAAAATATGATACTTTAACCAATTGGAACGCTTCCGAATTCATCCTTAAAAAGGGTGAGGTCGCAATTTGTTCATTGGCGAATAGTGAGACTGCCGAACAATCCACGCCTCCTGCGGTATTGTTAAAAGTGGGCGATGGTGTTCACAAATTTAGAGAACTTCCGTGGGCGAGCGGTCTTGCTGCCGATGTTTATGGATGGGCCAAAGCGGCGACCAAACCATCCTACACCCCAGGTGAAGTTGGTGCCGATAGTGCTGGTTCAGCGGCTAGTGCACTAGCCAGCGCTAAAGCGTACACAGATCAACAAATTGGGGCTCTTCCAGCACAAGCTGAATACACGCTTGAAACCGGAGATACTGATGGCTCGCTTGTTCTGAAAAAGGACGGTGTCGCAGTTGGTGATGCTGCTGTTGTTAAAGGCTGGGCTACGCTGCTTGCCAAAGCTCAGAAAGGTGTCGATGACGCTGCTGCTGCCGCAGCTGCTGCACAAGCTGCACAATCTACAGCAGACGGCAAATATGCAAAACCTACGGGCGGCATTCCTAAAACAGATTTAGCACAAGCTGTTCAAACCTCTTTAGGTAAAGCTGACACTGCTCTTCAGAATCACCAGACAGTTACTCTTGAGTCTGGTACTAACAACGGTACAGTAAAGATTACTGTTAATGGCACGGCTACTGACAATGTTGCTGTTAAAGGTCTTAAGAGTGCGGCTTATACCGAAAGCTCTGCTTACGCGACTGCGGCACAAGGTACAAAAGCTGACAATGCAATGCCCAAGGCTGGTGGCGCGTTTACAGGTGCTGTAACGGTTCAAGCGCCTACGGCAGAAATGAACCCTGCAACCAAACAGTATGTTGATACCGCAATAAATGCTGTTAAACAATTTGAATATCAAGTTGTTACTGAGCTACCCACTGCTGCACAAGCAACGATGGGCAAGATTTATCTTAAGGCTCATTCGCACAATCCGAGCGACGGACAACCTGATAGTTACGATGAATTCATAACAGTTCATTCTGGGTCAACTTATAAGTGGGAGCGTATCGGCAATACAGACATTGACCTTTCTGGATATGTTCCTACAACAAGAAAAATCAACAACAAGGCACTTTCAAGTGACATTAACTTGAGTGCTGCTGATGTTGGCGTTACCGAAGCAGCCTTCCCTGGCTTGAACAAAACTGGTACTGTTACTGCTGTTAAGATGAATGGCACAACAAAGAATCCTGCTTCTGGTGTTGTTGACCTTGGTACTGTTATCACCGCTCACCAAGACATTACGGGCAAACAAGACAAACTCAACGACACGCAACTTGCGGCGGTAAATTCTGGAATTACAGCGACCAAAGTTGGCACTTATGACGGTTATGCAACCACTATTGCTGGCAAACAAGATAAACTTTCGACTGCACAACTCGGCGCCGTTAACTCTGGTATCACCGCAGCAAAAGTTGGCACTTACGATGGTTATGCAGATAAGATTACTGCTCTTGAAGGCAAACCTGGTCTAGATAAAGTTGGTACCGTTACTAATGTTAGCGCCGGAGTTGGTTTGAAAGTGACTGGCACCGCTACTGTTGCTCCGAAAGTCGAAATTGACGATTCGGTAGTGTTCGTGTTTGACTGTGGTTCAGCTACGGTAAATATCGACTAATTTTTTCTAAACTCAAAAACTTAAATAATCGATGGGGGGGTGTAGTAACCCCCATCGAGCTTTGAGTGAAATGGATCTCAAAGCCCTGTTTCGGCTTAATTTGAAAATGATAAAGGAGGCCCAAATGGCTACTGAAAAAAAAATAAATTCACGAATTCAACAAAAACATGACGTCGCTGCCAATTGGGCAAAAGCGACAAACTTTATTCCTCAAAAAGGGGAAATTATTATATATGACGCAGAATACAATGCAAGTGGAAGTGAAACCCAGGCTGTTAGATTTAAAATCGGTGATGGCACTAGAACGGTTAATAATCTCCCATTTGCTGTTATAGATTATAACAATAGAATCACTGCTCTTGAGAGCAAGCCTGGTTTAGACAAGGTTGGTACTGTCACATCGGTGAAAGCCAATGGAACAAATTTTAACCCTGACGCAACAGGTAAAGTTGATTTAGGGAACTTGGGTGGCGGTTCGGGACCTCTCACATTCGCTGATGTCGTTGTTATGACAGAGGCTGAATTTTCTGAAGCGTATCTTGCTGGCACTTTACAAGATGATAAATTATATTTAATTGAAGGCGAGACAGGAACAGTAAATTTTGTTTCTACCGCTGATCATATAGTTTATAATAATGCTAATTCGGGGCTTACAGCAACGAATTTGCAAGGTGCTGTTGATGAAATGTGCCAAAGATTACTAACAACTGCACAATTAAATAAACTGATTGCTTTATTAGACAAACTCACTGTTGCTAATGATTCCGTTACCTTTAATACAATAGTTAAAGCAACAACCTTTGATGTTCAGTAATGAGGTGAGTTATGCCTATTTATATTTATAAAGGGAATAGTCAAATTAGCACAAATGCTGTAAGAAATGATAAAGTAGTTAAAGCAATTTACGCCAAAGAACAAGGACAAGAAGCTGTGTGTGTATGGGGTGGTGGCGTAAATCTTTTGCCTTTTACGTACACTAAAGATGCTACTTCGGTAACGATTACTGGATTAAGGACCGGTCTTACCTGGGAGCACTTAACCATTCCTGAAAGAGTTGAAAATTTACCAGTTACTCAAATAACATCAAACGCATTTAAGGATAGCACAACACTTCAATCAATTGAATTGCCCAATTCCTTAATTAGTATTGGTAATGATGCTTTCAATGGCTGTACCGGGCTTACGAGCATCACAATCCCCGACAGTGTCACAAGCATAGGCTCTGATGCCTTCCGTGGTTGCACAGGTCTTACTAATATAATAATCCCTAATGGTGTGACGTATATCAGCGCTGCCTTTAGAGATTGTGCATCGCTTGAAAGCATAACGATTCCGTTTGTTGGCGCCTATGACCCAGAGGGGTTTGGGTACGATGAGGTGTTTGGCTATATATTTGGATATACTACGACAAGCAGTGAGTCCTCGGTACCAGGAGCGACTTATCAATATTATTATGGTGGTTCTTCCAGGTATTTTTATTACTACATACCATCAAGCATAAAGTCCGTAATTATAAGAGGGGGAAACATTCCATCCTGTGCTTTCAAAAATTGCACCGAACTCACAAGCATAACAATCCCTGACAGCGTCACAAATATTGGCGATGATGCCTTCTCGGGTTGTACTAGTTTGACAAGCATAACGATTCCCGACAGCGTGACGAGCATCAGCTCTAATGCCTTCGCGGGTTGCACGGGGCTTACGAGCATTACAATCCCTGATAGCGTAACGAGCATAGACCGCAATGCCTTCGATAATACAGCATGGTACAACAATCAGCCTGACGGTCTTGTATATGTGGGTAAATTCGCTTATAAGTACAAAGGCGAGATGTCAAGTGATACCTCGATTGTTTTAAAAGAAGGAACATTAGGTATTAGTAATTATGCCCTTAGTGATTACAGAGGTCTTACGAGCGTTACAATCCCTGACAGCGTGACGAACATTGGTGATTCTGCCTTTTGGGCTTGCTCTAATCTTACGAGCGTAACAATAGGCAACAGTGTGACAAGCATCGGCGATGATGCCTTCTCCGGTTGCACCAGGCTTACGAGCATCACAATCCCCGACAGCGTGATGAGTATCGGCGATGATGCCTTCTATGGCACTACTTGGTACAACAATCAACCTGATGGACTTGTGTACGCAGGTAAAGTCGCTTATAAGTATAAAGGAACTATGCCAAGCAACACCTCGATTGTATTAAACGAAGGAACATTGGGCATTGCCGATTTGGCCTTCTATGGTTGCAGCAGCTTGACGAGCATAACTATCCCAAACAGCGTGACGAGCATCGGCGAGCGTGCCTTCGATGGTTGCACCGGACTTACGAGTGTGACAATCGGAAATAGCGTGACGAGCATCGACGATGAGGCTTTCCGTAATTGCAGTGGTTTAACAAGCATCACAATCCCCGACAGCGTGACGAGCATCGGCGTTCAGGCCTTCTCTGATTGCACAGGGCTTACAAGTGTGACAATAGGCAACGGTGTGAAGAGTATAGACTATTGGGCCTTTCTTCGTTGCACGGGGCTTACGAGTATCACGATCCCTGATAGTGTGATGAGTCTTGGCAAGCAGGTTTTCCAGGATTGCGCTGGGCTTACGAGCGTGACAATTGGAAACGGCGTTACGCGCATCAGAAGGTATGCCTTCGATGGTTGTACAAGTTTGACCAATATAACGATTCCTGACGGTGTGACGAGCATCGACGTTGCCGCCTTCTGTGATTGTACTAGTTTGACACACATAACGATTCCAAACAGCGTGACGCGCATTGGCGGAATAGTCTGCCGTAACTGCACTGGTCTTACAAACATTATATTTAAGGGTACAAAAGCACAATGGAATGCAATAACAAAGAGCACTTCGTGGAACTCCAACACAGGTAATTATACGATCCATTGTACAGATGGAGATATACCGAAATAATGATTAACATCAATAAATACACATAAACTTAAACAATAGACGGGGTGTGGCAACCCCCGTCGAGCTTTAAGTGAAAACGATCTTAAAGCTTTTATTTTCGGCTTAATTTGAAAACGATAAGGAGGCCCGAATGGCTGCTGAAAAAAAAATAACTTCTAGAATACAACAAAAGCACGACACTGCTGCCAACTGGGCAAACGCAACGACTTTTATTCCCAAAAAGGGAGAAATTGTGATATATGATGCGGAATATAACACCAGCGGAGTCCAGACACAAGCAGTTCGTTTCAAAATTGGCGACGGTTCGAGAACAATTAACAATCTCCCGTTTGCCCTTATAGATTATGACAACAGGATTACTAGTCTCGAAAGCACGGTCAGTGGACTAGGCACTGCGGCTCAAAAAGATGTAGGGTTCTTTGCTACCGCAGCACAAGGCACAAAAGCAGATAACGCTGTGCCCAAAACAAGAAAAGTTAATAATAAGGCTTTAAGTGCCGATATTACATTAAGCGCAAGTGATGTTGGTGTTAATGAAACCGCATTTCCTGGATTGAAGAAAACAGGTACTATTACTGAAATCAAGATGAACGGTGCAAGCAAGGGTACTAGTGGCGTTGTTGATTTAGGAACTGTTTTGACGGCTCATCAAAATATAAAAATACTGAACACAAACAATACTACATCGCAGACAGCAAGCGCCAGTGAAGCTCTTTCAGGGTCTGGGACAATTAACTTACATAAAGTTGCCAAAACGGGTTCTTACAACGACTTGTTAAACAAACCAACAATTCCTACTGATACTGGTGCCACGAGTGTAGAAGTGACTGGAACAGGTAATGCTGTTACTGCGGCGTCTTACAACGCTACAAACAGAAAATTAACCTTAACAAAAGGTTCAACATTTCTCACAAGTCATCAAGATATAAGCGGAAAGGCAAACCTTGCTGGAAATAACACGTTCACAGGAGGGCAAACAATAACAGGGCAAACTTCTGGCGGATATTCGGTAGACGCAAGCGGATATGTAAGAGGCAGTTGGTTGCAATCAAGTGTTAAGTCAAATTATGGTAGGGGAACTGGAATGGTTTGTGTATTTGACGACTCAGGCTGGATATATTACAGGACACCGAGCGAGATTTTGACCGAAGCTGGCGGTGCCAAGGCAAGCGATATACCCACCTTCGAACTTTCGGGAGATACGTTAATTATCAACTTCTAAGGTAACATAGTACACAAGGTAATAAACAAGGAAAACAAGGAGAAACGAATGGAAGCAAAATTCCTCAAACGGTTAAGTGATTATAAGTACGCTCTCGTATGCGATTTGGCGCAATACGAGAGCGGCTTTGCTCTTTTAGATGTATCAACAAATGCCCTTATAGAGGTGCAACAGATATCCGTATCTCGAACGACAGATCAGCCTACCGGCGAAATGTATCAAATGTTCGACGAGATGGTCAACGACTTCTTGGATAGGTACAATCTTCAGGCAGAAGATTTAATCATTATTAAAGAACAGCTGCCTATTAACTGCGGACCGCACTCAACGGCTCAAACATTACAAGCCCTTGCAGCGGCACACGCGGTTTTTAATATTAATACTTATTTAAGAAAACTCTATACTTATTCCAACGGTATTCACTCGATTTCCGTGAAGACATATTTCAAAAAACTTTTAGGGATTGAGAAACCGCAAAAAGACGACATCCGTGCGGCGGTGTGTAAATACTACGACATTGATCCCGAATCGATTACGCGCGACGAATCAGATGCCATCGCACTTTGGTTCTGTCTTCGAGGTGCCAAATGGAATAAAGATATAGATGACCAAATTAAACTTGAAAAAAAACATCGCAAAACTTTGACAGCGAATCATGCTATCAAAGATGTCGATAATGAAATAGAAAGATTGGAGGGACTCAAATGGGACGAACAACAGTTTACAACGCAAATCTCACTCAAGCTTGGCCTTCAGTCAGTAAGCCAAACAGACAATTAGTTAAAGAGTTTATAGATTATTGCAAAGCGAATGACCGCAGTGCGCAAACCATCAAGCAGTATGAGGCTCAGTTGAAAGTTTTCTTCTGTTGGAATTACACCGAGAATGAAGACAAGTTTTTCATCGATCTCAAAAAGCGAGATTTTGTGAGATACATTGGTTATTTGCGCGGGCTTGGTTTGAGCTCCAATAGGGTGGCTTCTTTAAAGTCTGCCATCAGCAGTCTATCGAACTGTATTGAGGTTTTGGATGAAGATTTATATCCAAACTTTAGGAACCTAATCAAAAGCCTTGAACCGGTGCACAAAGAACCAGTACGCGAAAAAACGGTGTTGACCGACGAACAAGTCGAAGAGTGTTTAGATAAACTCTTGGCACAAGGTCAGTGTCAAATAGCCTGTGCACTCGCATTAAGTTTTGCGTCGGGAATGAGAAAGGCCGAATTGACCAGGATGAAGGTTGAGTTTTTTGATGACGCACATTTAATTCTTAATGGTAAAATGTATAAAACGGGCGTCATTAAGACAAAAGGACGCGGCTCAAATGGAAAGCAGATTCCTAAATATGTATTAAAAAATAAATTTCAACCCTATTTTGATGCTTGGATGCAACAGCGCGAGGAGCGCGGAATAGAATCGCCGTGGCTGTTTGTTACTACCAGTGATGGCAAATTTGTTCAAGCAACGGTGTCGCAAATGAATACGTACGCTGAGAAGATTGGTGCGTTGATGAATGTACCTTTTTATTTTCACTGTATGAGACATTTGTGGACAACTAATATGCAAAAAGAAGGTATTTCGGATTCGGCTATTGCTGAAATCCAATCTTGGGATTCTCTTGAAATGGTCAAGAGATATTCAGATATTCCGACAGAAGAGCGTTGGGCTCAATTTTTTGTTGGAGCAGATGAGGAGTAATTATGGAAAACAAGGTTTTATTATCAGATATAGTATTAAAATGGCTTCGGTATCGCGAAGCTTTGCAAAATGGGGAAGCGACCGCCGAGCAAGCGGAAGACTTTGACAAAATCTTCCCTCAAATTTTGGTAAAAGATTATTTACCAATGGCCCAAAAAGAAAACTTGGTTGCACAAATTGTATGGTATACTTTTGATAAACAAGCAGACGAGACTTATATAGATTATATGACCAATTTTGAAATTTGTTTAATTTTATATGGTCTTTTGGGTTATACAACCATCGAAAATGATTTACAAATGGCAGCGTTAAGTTCAGCGATTGTAGACATATTATATGAGTGTGGTTTTGTAGATAAAATTTTAAATTTTTGTAAGAAAGACTACGACCGACTGTGCACAATGGCCGATCGTGCGGTGAACTTTAGGACTGGGTTAGAATTGATTAATTCTATCGCGACGTTTGACCCGCAGCAATTACAAACAGTTACAAAAGAGTTAAAAAACACTGTGGGAGGATTGCAACCCGAAGTGGTTGAAAACTTGATTAAAATTGCTCACATTAACGATCCGGTGACATTGGCGGTAGCCGATGCTTTGGATAGGTATGGAGTTTTGCAAAGTAAAGAAGAAATTATAACAGAAGAGAAGCGGGATTAAGGGCGGATTGGAACCACATTGCCCCGCGCTCATTCATAAAGAGAGGAGGCTATTATGGAAGGAATGGAATACACTCCCATTATAACAGGGATTGATTCGGCGGATAGTGCAATCGTTTCAATGCTTGAGGATTCAAAACTTAGTGCGCAGAATTTAGGGAAAGCGGCCGAACTATTAGGTGAAACGTCTGCACAGGCGGTGGAGATCGCAGCACAGCAAAAAGATATTACACAAACTCAAAAGAATGCTCTTTTGTGGTTGAACAAAAATTTAAAAGATCTTCCTGAAGAGTTGGTCAAAACTCTTAAAGACACTTTTTCGAGTTTGTCAACACAGATGGCCAAATTGCCTCCCGCTGTAGTCCACGAAGCTACTCGAACGTTAGTGTTGCCGCTGGTTGATAAAATTATCGGTAGCTTAAACGCTGATGAAATTGGCCGCGTGGCTATGGCGAAGATGAAGCAAGGTTTAGGTGTGGACAACTTAAACAAGTACTCCGCTGGTTATAGAGCAATCTTTGAACAAATCAACAAAGATTATAGATCGGTCTTAAAAGATTCTCACGAGTTAAGCGAACAATTTAAAAAAGCCAAGAAAGCACTTGCTAGCACCACTTTAGCGGACTTTTCAGCCACGAGTGGCTCGTCAGCGGTGAACAGAGAAATTGCCATATTGTTAGATATGGCAAAAAAGGCCAAACAACAAAAAAATCCCGATTACAATCCAACGATAACCAACAAGGACGTTAGTGGTAGTGCTCGTAGAGTAACAAAGGTCGCAGAAAAAATACAACAAAATGCGTTCTCGACACAGAAAGAAGCAGAAGCTGTAGTTCTTAAATATTTCGATCCCCGTAAAATTACGGAAGAGGGCAAAAAGCGTGCCAAACAAGCAGCGGAATATGCTGCTAATATGCAAAAGGCGGGGTATGGCGTCAGTTTTGCTCGAGATAAGGGTTCTCAAGAGATTAAGGTTATTGTTTATGATAAAAATAGTGCTAATGCTTTTGACAGAACCGGGAAAGTCAATCGTCAAAATGCGGCTACTGCCTCATTTGCTATCGGCGGTTTGGATAAACGAAATGACGACTATGTGGTTGTCTCTGCTAATAGGGTTAAGGTCTCAGACGCTGAAGCGCAAAAATTTGTAGAGATGTCGCAACACGCCCCCAAAACAATCGCAAGTGCGCGTAAACGTATTGGGGACATTAAAGATGAAACCGTTCACAAATCAACCTCAAAGTTTGATCGACAAGACAACTTGTATGGTGTTGGCGCAGATAAAGCGTTAGTTGAAAGCAGAACTCGTTTTGAGAATGAGGCGAAACGTTTAGCAAAATTTGAGAAAGCGCAAGGTTCTACCCTTACTGAAGCAGAGCTCGTTAGATTGTTTTCTAAAATGTTTGTTAGCTTTGCTGGATTTGGGGAGCGGGATATTGGCGTACAAAAGAGTTTACGAGACCAACAAATGAAAAACGGTCTCTCAGACGCAGTTATACGAGAATTTAATAAAAACTTTTCTTGGTTACCTTCGGTTGGTTCAATGGGTGAGGAAGATTCTGGCCACTATCGACTGTGGGGCGCCAAAGAAATGAAGGACAAAATGGCCCTCGTAACTCGTAAAATACAAGGCCGTGATATTCAAGCTTACGCTAATCCAAGTAAACCAGAACGTGTACAAAATATAGAAGTTGACGTCAACCGTTTATTTGGTCAAGTTGAAAAGTGGCTTAATAGCACAGACGATCAGAAACGTGCGGCGGCGGAAATCATTGACAAAAACCGTGACTTGATTGAAGGTTTGATTGATGGTATGGCACTAGTATCGGACCAAGAAATTGAGAATTTAGATACAATTCGAGAGGGGGTATCTGTTAAGATTTCTAAAGCCGATCTGCTCAAATATGGGTTAAAAGGCAAGAAGAAGAAAAGCGCCAAAAACAGACTAGCGGCCTACAAAAGACTTTTGGCTGCCGAGGGAAGAGAGGCGACGAAAGATAACGTTGATCTTTATATTGATCCCGAGACAGGAGATGTAACCTTAACAGGGAAAGAATTGGTTAGGGCGCATACGGGCACCAAAGCAAACAGCGCCTACGGCAACTTACGTGTCGTTTATCGTGAGGTGGCTCAAGAAGTTATTAAGGCTATTTCTACAATAACGGGAGTTGAATTAACGTCTGACAAGACGCGGGCGACGGTAATATCAGGAAGAGAGGAAACCAGCTCAAGAAATATTGGGCAACTGGTAACTCGGGCTATAGACAACGCGATAAATGAACTAGATAAGAGTCAGATTGAAGCCAGTGTGAAACAACTTGATACCACAAACCTGTCGACCAACATTGGACAAGCCTTAGTTGAAGTTTTGTTGGGTAAACTAAGTTTCAGTGACGCCTTGGACAAATATGTGGGCTCAAGTGTGTCTGCGCGCACTAAATTCACAGGAGAGAGCCTCTATTTGTTAGACAAACTAACAGGCGGGCATAACGGATATGAACTTGACAATGGACAATTACGAACTAAGGCCATTGCTTCTAGTTTTACCGATATTGTGGGTGCGCGTTATGGTGAATATGAACCAAGAGGTGCGGCTAGCTTGCCAACAAACTGGGAAGTAGAAGATCTTGAACGTTCGGCTCGCGCAGCTGGTATAACAGTAACCCCCGAAAATAGTGATTTTTTACGCACTGTTCAACTTGTTGCTTTTGGAGCAACCGCAAACGATATCGAAGAAAAAAAGAAACTTATACGAGACTATAATGAACATATTGAGCGTCAAGCTCAACTAATAGGTTCGCGAGCGGGGTTAAACCCTGATTATATCAATCGAAATGCGGGTGTTAACACAATCGTTGTTGGCTCAAAAGACATATATGGCAATCAAGCACACTTTATTGACATAAACGCACTTCGTCGCACTGAGAAATTAGACAACGGACAAAGTGATCCCGAACAAAGAGGTGAAACCATTTGGGGTAAACTTGATGAGCAGTTGCAATCTATAGACCAAACTCAAGCAAAAATTTTGGTTGATTTGGGCGCGGATATGGGAGAAGCGCGATATTTCGATTTGGGCAAATACACTGATGAAATTGGAGATTATAACGAAAGTTTAGAAAGTTTACTTGACGCGGTTCGAACAGGGAAAACAGCGTCCGAAAAGAAAGACTTGCTAACCGCTGTCTTAAAGGCAGAGGCTTACAACTTTGAAAACACTGGCGGGGCGGTCAATGAGCAATTCCTGGCAAAAATGGCTCACAACCAAGAAGAAGCAAGACGAGCGGCTCAAGAGAGATATAAGAAACGTTTATCGTACTCTACGTTTTATGGCGAAAATACCAATATTGTAGCGACAGATACTACAAATGAAGTTGACGCCTTGCGCGAACGCATGAAGGATAGCGGGACCTATGTCGATAAAGAACATATTAGAGCAAGTGTCGCACTTGGGTTGAATGCCTATGAGGGTGATGATAGTGATGCTTTTGTAAAAAACTTAGCGCAATATTTACAACTTTTTGCAGAACAGGGGCAAGACAAAGCTATCGAATCAGCTCTCGCCAATCAAAACTTTAAGAATTTTGCCGAAATGGTTGATTTTGCGACCAATATTTTTACCACGGGAACCGAAGAACATAAGAGTTTTTATGGCGGCACGGATCCTATTTTAAGTCGCGGTGTTGAAGCTGTATTGGGGAGGCAGCCTTATAGCCAAGCCATTAACTTACAATACGGAGGGTTGGTCTTTGGTAAAGAGGGCCTAGGAACAAACGTAATCGAAAGTAACCGTGGTCTCAACAAATTGATCATGGGGGACTTTGACGGTGATAAATTATACACCGCGTTAGTTCAACTTCGACAGGCTGCCCAGCTGATCGACGCTACTCCAGAACAGTTTGGCTGGTTAGACGAAACTTTGGAAACAGTCAAACGTTACAATGAGTTTTTATATAGAGTTATAGGGAAGAACATTCCGGCTATTACCTCATCCGACGACGACGCATCGGTAATTCTTGATTTGGCGAAAAATCAAGTATTAAATGATAAGCAAATGGCAATAGTGCGTTCCTATCAAAACCAGGCGAAAGACAAAACGGGTAACTGGTCCAACGTTGCAAAAGGTGCTCGAAATGTTTTAGAGTTACAAAAGTTGGGTACGGGTGCTGTTGTAGGCGGAGATTTGAATTCAACTATCGACTTTATTAAGGGGTCGTTTGTTTTTGAAGCACTAGAACAAGCTGAGCAAAATGCGATTTCTTCTAAGAAACTTTGGGACGTTGCAATCCAAGATATGCAAACCACGCTTGGTTCTGATTTGGATAAAGTTGATGAACAAACGTTCGCTGAGCAACTTGACAAGTCTTTTAATATCGCGATTAACAAAGTTATTGATGAAGTTTACAAAAATAAAGCAAATGTGAACGATGTGATTCAAGCCGGTGCGGAACAAGGAATCTATAAAGACAACAAATTAGAGGCCTGGCGTTCCCAACGAATATTGGGCACTTTGGCGATGAGCAAAAACGTTTCAGCGTACAAAGCTTTGGAAGAGTCTGGTATTTCCCCAGGTGACTTGGAAGCAATTGCTCAAATCATTGAACCGGGCCAGAATTGGGAAAGTTTCAGAGATCAACAAGATTTCTTTCGACATCGTTTAGTGGACCAACTGAACAAAGGGGCTTTTAATCAATTTGGTTTTAGTGTCGACACATTAAAGGCATTTGGCGGCAATTTAGATGATGATTTTTTAGCGCAAGCTAAACAAGCACACGGGCGATTCCGTGAAGAAACAGGTCCTACAGGGCTTGGCACGGCAGCTGGAGAACTTATCAAAGCTATTAACAAACTAACGGTAGCAGAGACAAAAATTGATAAGACAGGATTCGACCCCAGAATTGTTAGTATATTAGAAGAAATTCGAGACTTGCTTGCTAAACAAGGCCGAGGAGGTCTTAACGGACGTTATGGGCAGACCTATATGACACCAACGGGCATTGTCTCGAGTTTAAATCCTTCTTCGATCGATGAATCGGCTTGGGGTTATTTACAGGGAAGAATGTTAGGGTTTAAGGGTTCAAATATCGATTGGACAAAACTAAATGTCAAAGAAAAGGCAAAACAGTTTGGCTACGCGGATATAGAACAATTTAAACAAGATAGAGAAGGTGTAGTTAGTACGTTTATAGGAACACTAGCTCACGCATTTTCTGAAGGTGAGATTAAACAGGATCCTGAAATTTTTAAACAAGCAACAAAGGATTTTACACAAGCTTTATCAATGCTGTTTGATAAAAAGGATGTCGACAAATATTTACTTGTTGCAAATGAATATGCACAAAGGGGTTATAACGCATACGACCGATTAGCTGGACCAGACGCATATCGTGCGGCGGAAGAACGGGTGCGATTAAATGAGAATTCTGATGTGGTAAAAGGTAAGACTGACGCCATTTACACAAGTAAGCGTATGGCTGAAAGTGGTCAAGAATATCAAGTGTTTAATGTTGTTGACTTTAAAAACAAGGCTAAAGTTGATGCTAATAGTATAGAACAGGTCTTGATTTATGTCGAGATGTACCGCCGTATTAAACAAGATTTGGATAAATTGGTGCGAGAAATTGGAGAAGACGCTGCTTTGGAAAAAATGAGCAAGCAGACACTCTTGTCGGCTGATACATTACGCCAATTACACGAATCGTTGGATGTTAGTGCTCAAATTGTCCAAAATTATCAAGGGAAAACCAAAGTGTATGATGTCGCAAATGTTCCCAGAGACATTGCGCAAGCTCTGGTGGAGGGGCGTTCTTTAACGGCAGAACAACAAAAGATTATAAATAATGCTGCCACAGCGTCGTCGCCACTGACACAAACCATGTCGCCTGATTTCCAAAAAAAATATTATAAGCTCACCGGTGAAATTTTTGGGGTAGATGGGTATAGTAAAAATACGGTTGATTATGAGAAAAAAATAGCTGAACAAAAAGCTCTTGAGGAACAATTAAATAAAGTTCAAACAGAGCAAGGCGAAGAATCAACCGTGTTTAAGAAACTCACACAATATTACAACAATCTTCTCGAAGAAATTAAGGCTCTGGAAGAAATTCGCAAACGACAGGTTCAAGAATTAAAACTTACCAAAGGTATGAAGGGGTCGGTGACACGCACGACTCGCAATCAAGTTCAACAACTTCTCGAAACGGGAGATTTACACTTTGGATATGAAAAAATTCTCAAAGATGATGAGAAACAGCGCTTACTTGCCCAAAAGCAACGAGAAGCCGTATTGAACCAGTATAAACGCTATAATGATCAGATTGCTAAGACGGAAAAGGACATGTTGGTTTTGGACAAACAATCTAGAACCACACCGAGTAAACTCGAAAGAGGAATTCAAGCCGATAGAGGACAAATTGATATACTAAAGGCTGAACTCAAAGAGTTAGTTGAAAAACGTAATCTGCTTGTTGAAAACAATAAATTGACACAGGCAGAAACCGCCGAAGCTGATGCTCAACTTCAAACCAAGAGAGAATTAAACAGGCTTAAGGTTGCTGGAATGGCAAAGGGCGCCGGGAATTGGTTAGATGTTATTGGAAGCGGTGTTAAAAATACCATTACGAGAATGTTCGATTACAATGGTGTATATCGTATTCTGAATCGTATAACGCAAGGTTTGCGTCAGCTAGTGCAACAGGTGAATGAGCTTGATGTTGCAATGTTCAACTTGCAAGTTGTTAGTGGTGACAGTCGTCAAGAAGTTTCAGCATTAATTAATGATTATGGCAAACTTGCTCAACAATTACACACTACCACAACTCAAATTGCTGCTTCGGCAAACGAGTGGCTTAGACAAGGTTATGAAGCAGGACAGGCTAACGAGCTGATCAAAGCTTCAACATATTTGAGCAAATTAGGCATGATTGAGGCCGGCCAAGCCACAACTTATTTGACGTCTATGATTAAGGGCTTCAAATTAGAGGCTGCCGACGCAGTTAATATTGTTGACAAGTTGACCGCTGTCGATATGGAAGCAGCTGTTAGCGCTGGTGGTATTGCTGCAGCAATGCAAAACGTTGCAACAACTGCTCAGTTAGCAGGACTATCCATTGATAAAACAATTGGCTACTTGTCCACCATGATTGAAGTTACCCAACGAGACCCTTCCTCTATGGGTATGGCTTTGCGCACGGTTTTAGCGCGTTATGGTAATGTTAAAGCAGGGACTTTCACAAATATGACGGGTATAGAAAGTTCCGATGCTGATTTAGAAAATGTTAACGACATTGAAAAAGTTTTAGGCAAAGTAGGAATACGCATTCGCGAAAATGCACAAGAATTTAGAGATTTCGGAGACGTAATTGATGAACTGAGTGAAAAGTGGCAAAAATACGATTCTGTTACTAAAAACGCGATTGCTACTGCTATGGCTGGTGTTCGTCAACGTGAATCTTTCTTGGTTTTAATGGAAAACAAAGATAGGGCTGACGAGTTGGAAGATGTGTCATCTTTATCAAAGGGCACCGCCGACACAAAATATGCTGCTTACCAACAGACGTTAATGGCAGCAAAGGCCGATTTACAGACGTCACTACAAAGTTTGGCAAAATCAATACAAGACAGTGGATTACTTATTGCCTTTACCAAGTTGGCTAATATTTTGATTAAAATGGTTGTTCCTGGGTTTAACGCGCTTGCTTCTATGCTATGGGCGCGAAATTCGTTTAAACTAACAGAACAAATCAAATATAGTTTAAACCAACGTAAAACAACTTCCGCAGCCTCTCTGGGATTTTTTGCACAAAAAACACAACAAGAGGCACTACGAAGACAAGAGTGGCAACAGGAATTTTATAAAAAGAAAGAGGGCAGTAACCAAACTTATGTTGACAGGTTATTGGGGAAAACATCACCCAAGACTGCGCTTTCGTCGTTTACTAATGTGTTGAATGATGCGTCTACAGCGGTACGTGGTTTTACGGGTGCCATAAATGGCTCACCGGTTCAGTCCACAACCTCTTCTCAAGCATCATCGAAGACGTCTGTGGTAGATCCCAGGCGTCTGGTATATACTGAGGCAGGCGAGTGGTCTAGTGTAGATGAATATGCTAAAGGTTCTCGGTTTAGACGACTTAATAGGGCAAAAATTCGTAAAGATTTACAAAGCGGTCGCATAACCACTGTTGACGCGAGCAATATTAAACAAAAATATAAACAAATAGCAAAAGAAGATCGACAACAAGCCAAAGCACTTTTAGGCCAGCAAATTACAGGGAACGTAGCAGGTGCGGTTGGCGCCGGTGTCACCTCTGCATTAACCACGGGGTTTAACCAAGAGGGTTCCGCAGGGGCGAAGGCGACTGCTGGAGTTACAGCTGGTGCTTTGACAGGTGTTGGTGCATTATTTGGTCCAATGGGAGCGGTTATAGGTTCCACTTTGGGTTCAATATTGGGACCGGTTTTTGCTAAATTGGTTGACAAAGAAGAAAACGAACGTAAACAACGTGCAGAAGCAGCTCAGAAACAATTGGATGCTTTAAATTCATTAAACCATACATTTGATGAAGTGCATGATTATACCGAAAAAGAGTATTTAACTTCAGAGGCCATTTTAGCTATTAAAGAGCGAGTTGACTCTATTGATGAGCAGATGGCTACAAGTGGTTTAAGTTTCGACGATTATCTTAAACAAGCTGCTACCCAACTTGGATTGGGTGAGGATTTTCAAACTATAGAAGATATTCGTGAGCTATTAACCGCTGCTGATGAGAAAACTCGTCAAAAGGCACAAGAGGTGTTTGACTTAGCCCAAAGTATGGCCAAAGTACAAACAACGCAAGAGTCCAAGGCAGTGTCGGATATGTCATATGATGAGAAGAGAGTTTATTGGCGGGCATTAGACAAAGAGTATATTAAACAAGCGTTTATTACATCTGGTCTGGAGCAAATGTCGCTTCGTCAGTTGTCTCAAACAAATCTTGATGACGCAATTAAACAAGTTGCCGCACAATTTGAGAAACTGAAACTCACCCCAAACTCTTTTGACCTTTATGATTTCAAGGGTAATGTGACAGAAGAGGCTGCGAAGTATATCACCGATCAATTGCGTAAATCCGACAGGATGCAGGAGTTACTCCAAGGTTCTGTTTTGACGCTTTCTGAGGCTTTACAGGATAAGGACAAAAATGCCAACGTGATAGAATCTTTCGCGTCGGCTTTGGGAGTGTCAACGACGCGTCTTGAAGAGATGTCGAAGCAACTGGGGGCGCTTAAATTATCTGATTTGGTCAAATCGTCTTCTCAGTTACGCGAAATGCTCAACGGGTTGTACAGCATTCTAGACAGTTATTACGAAACGGGGTATTTAGACTTAGATGCTCAGGAAAAAATTATTTCTAATTATCCTGAATATGTTGATTTCATTTCAGATCCTAGTAAGATTGTCGACCACATTAACCAAATAACGGCGGGTGTGAAAGAGTTGCATATAAGAAACTCTTTAAACGATTGGGCAAAAAACGAAAAAAATGCCGAGATTTATGTAAGAGATTTTCTCGAGAGTTACCAAAATGGTGACTATAAAGGCTTATTTACTGACAAAAGGTATTTTGGCGAACTGAGCACTCCTGAACAAATGCTTCAGCGAATCGAACTCCTGCTCAACGCCGGTGACGAGAACGAGGCTGTTTTAAATGCCGTAAAAAACAAGATTACAGAAGGTATGAAGAAGCATGAGGCTATAGCTACAGCTTTAGCCGAACAGCTAGATAATTCTAAGAAACTTGAAAGTGTCAATAAGTATTTGGATAAATCTTATGAAAAACAAATTAACGCACTAGAAGAACAAAAATCTGCACTAGAGCAAATCAACAGTCAACGGGAATATGAAAATAAACTTATTGAGGCTAAAATTAAACTTGAGAACGCTCAAAACGAAAAGAAGAAAGTGTGGAGAGAAGGCGTTGGTTGGGTTTACGAGGCAGACACTGCCGCAATTGCAGATGCTCAAAAAGAGTTGGAAGATTTGGATAATGAGAAAAAAATTAACGAATTACAAACTCAAATTGATGAACTGCAGGCGCAGCGTGAATACCTTGGGGACATTGCCAGTACACAAGAGCTTGAGGGATTAAAAAAGGTTTATGAAAGTTGGCAAAAAGAAATAGGTATTAGTAACACAGGACAGGCACAGGCATTACATTATTTTGCTGAGGCTTATACTAAAATCCAACGATTAAACCTTGATACGACTCAAACAGACTCTGACGGCAAGAAGACAGAGGATTATTTAACAAACATCTCAAACAAACGCATTCAAGCTTTGGGTGCCGCCAAGGGAGCTTTTGAAGCAGGCATCACTGAAGCACCAACATCGCGACAAGATTATACAGTGGGCGCCGTTGAGCAAGTTAATAAGTACAATGATAAACTATCAGAGTTTAAAAAAAGTGCTGATAAGTATTTGGAAGCTGGCGGTTCAAAAGAAGAATTGGCAAAAGAACTGGGGTTGACAACAGACGATAAAGGAACCGCAGTAGACAAACTCGACGCAATGCTAAATCGTGAAGAAGTGAAATTGGCGCCTGTTCGAGGAGCATATTTTGACTGGGATGGGCGGAAAAATATTTATGCGACTTGGCAACCGAGTCAAACCACCGATGCAGGGTGGAGAAAAGCCAAACCCAAAGACACGTACGTTTTACTAAACGGTGGAAAATGGGCTCGTGTAGATCAAGCGTTTGGCATTTCGGAAAACAAGGGGTTGGACGAACCTAAATATGCTGGGTTATTTTTTGTTGAACTTAATGGCAAAGGTCAACTTTTTTGGAATTCTGGGAATGGCATGTACAAAGCCTCTTTAAACGAAAAGGATTATGCGCAGACACAAGGTGTTGATGATAGCGCGCCCGTTTCGTTCCCTACTCTAGAGGGCGGTTTTAACAAAGGTTACGATCTCGATCGCACTAAAAAATGGTTAGCATTAGAAGGCTTTGGGGCATACGCAACAGGCACTCTATCTACTGCCGGTGGCCTCTCTCTTGTCAATGACGATCCTCAATATGGCCTGGAAGGCATCATTACTCCTCAAGGTACTTTGACGGCTCTTCCGTCGAAGTCTGGAGTTGTTCCCGCCGACCTTACGCGCAACGTATGGCAACTGGGCGAGGTTGCTCCTAACCTGATTAAACAACTTGTGGACATCAATGGCAAGTTCAGTCACACAACAGGGTTCGGAACCGACGAATCGTTTAATGTTGAACATCTGGATGTTCATATGGTTGCTCAACCTGGGTTTGATATGGATGACTTTGTGCGACAGCTTCAAGCTGCACGTAATCTCACTAGACATTCTTAATGTATTTTAACTTATTTTACGCAGATTCCCCATTTATTAGGGGATTCTGCGTTGAAATAATAAAATCTTCATTTTATTTGAAGGTTGATAACGAGTTTTTAGCGACGTTCTCGAAAAAACGTCTCTTCCAAAATACTTTAGGGGGCTTAGTCCCGAAGGAGTGAAACATGAGTTATAAATTAACCCAAACGGGGCAAGAAGTTCAAGCGTTACTTAACCAGATTAAGAATGGTGGGCAATCACAAGTCACCAATGCGGTATTGTATACTGAACAAGCTCTTAATGACAAAGAAAAAGAACAAGCAAGGGCAAACATAGGTGCTGCTGCTGAAAATCAAATTCCCACCGGAGCGGTGTTGTATTCCCAACAACAAAATCTCACAGATGACCAACAAGCGCAAGCGAGAATTAATATTGGGGCCGTGGGAACAGAGCAATTGCCCAAAAAGGTAAGCGAATTAGAAAACGATGCGGGATACACTACCAATAAAGGTACGGTTACGCAAATTCAAATTAACAACGACACCTTTACCCCAGATGCCGACGGGAAGGTAAATTGTGGCAATCCGTTAGAGTATGAATTACTCAGCGGCAGTTTCACTTGGCCATACCCAGTAAATCTAGCGACCACGTTTTGTGGGAGAGAACAGTTGTTTTACTATAGCTCTAGCCCCGCTCCTGCCATGGGTATATGGACAGACGGGGAGACGGTTTATTATTCATATGGAAGATTTAGCACATCTTACACTTATGTGCTCGATAAACGTACGTTTTCCTGGTTTTTTCAATCGGAAGGTCGCTATTATGGGAGTACAATGTGGACAGGACGAGAGGTTTGGACTGATGGGACAAACACCTACCTGAATTATAGTAGTGATTCATATGTATGGGACAAAACCACTCGCTCTTGGAAACAAAAAACTTGGCAAGGCGCAACAATAGTTACTGGCGCCAATATTTGGCAAGCAAACGGTGAGATTTATTATGGGAGCACTTATTATCTAACCAAAGACGCCGACGGTAACTTTACTGACACATGGGCACCGAAAACTTGGAACGGGTTGACGGATTTTTCTGGTGACCTTATATGGACCGACGGAGCTAACACCTATTATTCAGACTCTAATGGTACTTATGTGCTAAACGCCAACACGTCTACTTGGACACCTAAGACTTGGGAAGGGTTTACGCCTGTTGCTGGTAATCTAGTTTGGACTGATGGGGACAAAATATATTATTCTTATATTAATGAACATTATGTTTTAAATAAAGAGGCACAGCGCTGGGAGCCCAAACAATGGGAAGGAGTAGATTATTTTTCCGGAATCGATATTTGGACCGATGGTGAATTTACTTATTGTACTCCTGGTCCTCAGCCATATATTTTAAACGATGTGACAGGAGGTTGGAGTCCGAAAAATTCATCAGCCCTCAATACCCTAAGTTGGGAGCCAGATGAGGAATTAGATCCCACACACAAAGACAACGTAGTTTCGATTGTGCGAAATGTGTCCGAGGTGGGTGGATGGGGTTTATCCGCACCACAATATTTACTCGTTGTTAACATTGACAACGAGCAGCACTCATTCGTATCCTTTAATAAAGACACGGACACCTCAGATCCAAGTAATCCAAAAACAGGTTTATATTTTGATGATACATTTGGGACAAATTTTCAAGCCGTCTTTATGACGTCTGGGGGCAGTTTGGCAAATCCAAAACAAGTTAAATGCGCTATTGCTGTTCCACCTGGGGCCCAAAGTGTTACGCTGGTGGGCTTATATCCGTCTGCCGAAACAAGTACAAAGTATGACGAACCATTTAACAAAAAGAGTGATATTGTTGTTTATGTTGAGGCGGAACAAGAACTGTTTGCATCCCGCACGTCCACCACAGAGGGTGGAGAATCGTCTTACTTAATGTTTTTTGTCAATCCGAATAACCCACCTGATAAAGTAACCGGGAAAGTAGAATATAGTATTAGGGTCCTAGACACACCAGGAGAAGGCAGAATTTCGACTATTCAAGGAAGCGTTCTCGAGGCATCAATGGTTGCGCAACTATCTCCCAAGGTTCTGCCTCAAAGTGCTAGCACAATTCAAACAGGTGAATTGGTAAGTTCTCGATGGAATCTATCGTTACGCAATGAATGGGATGTAGCTGTATTAAATTCGGAAATCATACACATAGGGAGTATCATATCCTGGGGAAAGGATAAGTTTGTATCATCTGGCACAATACAGGGTGAAAATATGTTATTGTATTCATATGATGGCATTACATGGCAGCTATCCGATGCCCCGACGGGCGAATCTGGATATACCAACATCGCATACGACGGAAATCGATTTATTGCTACCTACACCTCAAACAATAAAACACGTGGTTTGTACTCGTTGGATGGAATATCTTGGACCGCTTTTGCCAACTTTACCGACATTCCCGCGGCTAAGCCTAAAACCTTGTGTTACGGCAACGGAAAGTATGTAATATCCACACAATATCAATCTACCTCTATTCCTTCTAGAGTCTATTATTCTACCGATGGAGAAACATGGGTTGAGAGCCCCACATACGCTGCAGCCTATGAACCTATTATATATGGTAATGGTGTTTTTGTGGGGGTTAGCACACCTAGTCGCATTGATTATTCTACAGATGGTGAAAACTGGTTTGCGAGTACACGACCTGTGGATTCAATCAATTTTAATGCCATGGCTTATGAAAATGGTAGGTTTGTGCTTCTACCGGATAGCACACTAGATGAAGAAAATTATACGCGTGTTGCATACGTTTCAACAGATGGTAAGACCTGGACTGAAATGACTATGCCCAATGGCGCCTCTTCGTGGAACAACGGTGGATGGCAAGCTATTGCTGGTGGAGATGGGTTGTTCGTAGCGATGACCGAAAAGTACATTACAACTTCGACAGACGGAATACATTGGTCCCCTTGTCGGGAAGTATCGTCGGCAGCTCGTTATGTAGATAGAAATATAGCTTACGGCGGACAACGGTTTATTATCCCCTGTAGTAAAACGGTTTTGGCCGGTCATTATGAGGCTGCATCACCAGGGATGCTATATTGGGATCGTCATTTATACAACACATACACGATTGAAGACGAAAGCGTGTTACACGATAGTGATGTTTTGTTTGAAATTTCAGATCCGTGTAAGATCACCTCTTTTGGCGTTGAGGCTGGGAAAATTATATTAGCCTGTGATGAGAGACCGACTCATGATATTTCTTATAGATACAAAGCTACACACACTGATCAACAAGGGCAGTTGACGGTAATTAACCATTATATCCCCGACTCAAGCAATTTTGTTTCAGTTGAAAAACAAACTCTCACAGAAGTTCAACAAGCACAGGTGCGTCAAAACATTGGAGCCGGTGTGAGCAACTTCAGTGGCGATTATAATGATTTGATTAACGTTCCGACGATACCAACGAAGGTCAGCGAACTTGAGAACGATAGTGGTTTTACTGATAATATTGGTACAATCACTCAAATCAAAATCAATGGCGAGGTTAAAGAACCGAAACCCAGTGGTCTCATTGATCTTGGCAATATTACACCAGAGCCTACGGATTGGACAACGGTGCCTATCACTACGGCTTTAGAAAACGGAAAGACTTATGTCGTTAAACTTGACACCACGCCTTATCCGTTGACCGCAATCTTCACAATGAGCGAAGCTCTGGATGCTATTGACGCCAATGTTGTTGGTGGCACGCAGCAGGGAACAGATGGAGCGTCCACATATGAGCTTCAGTCTGCAACCATCACGGTGAAAGATGGTAAGTTGACTGGACTCAAATCGACCAACCTGGTTTCTAATGCTAATCCCGGCGCGGCGAATTTGGCTTACAGTGAGTCCACGTTTGCTGATTTGGGAATTACACAGTATCACTATATTGAATTGCTGAACTCTGTTGGCGGCGGAATGTCTGGCAAAGGGGTAAACTATACCGCAATCAAAGACACTCTGGCGATAGACAAATGGACGACTGATGAGATTCACGTTGAGGGAGAAATCTTACCTACGGCAGAAATTGTGTTGGTAACATTTGATGACACTGCGCAACACACCATCGACAAGACGAAAGAAAACACCTTGTTAATTGGTCACGCAACGGCGGACGAGTTGAAAAATATTGGGTATTGGGCTTTTGATGGACAATCTTTGGTTGTGAACGTAATCTCCTCTACTGACCCAGACACCAACGCTCCTCTTCAGGTGCTGTTTAGTGAAACAACTGATACGTATTTTAAATATCTTTACCAAGAAAGTAATACTACGTTGGCTACATTATATGTATACAAATCAAATTACGATACGTATACAGCTGGGGATATTGTGCTTGTGCTTAGCGCGGATACGGCCAGCGGTATTGATTGGTTAAAATGTAGCACATTAACACCCTCTTCGGAGCTTGCAGGAATGTCGGCAGTTAATTTTTACGGATATACGTTCCCTTCGGATTTAACAGGAACCTCTATTACCATAGATGTTTTGTGCACAAAAACAGATAACCCTGATATACGCAAAACTTTGCTGATGCCGTATATGGGCGCCGAAGAAGTCGCCCCTGGCGCAATGCTTCATATGTATATTTATGAACCAGCTACAGCAGAGGAGGCGCAGGCCTTCCCAATGGCTTTTATGGCTTATGTATTTACCTCAAACATACCTGAGCTTGCACCGGCTGGGACGATAATTGTATTCGGCGGAGATCAAAGTTCGGGGAGTGATCCCAAATATGTGTTCTCAAAGCTTTTTTCTTTGACTACTGCTGGGATGGCGCCCGTAACCTACACATATTTAAACGAGAATATTAAACTTGAATCTGCAATTAAAGTATATTTGAACGACAGTGAAAATATTCAAATCATTGACAGACAAGAGGGGTATGTTCAGTTCAAGCGTGCTAAGGTGGCAGACATTCCGTTTAGTATGGAGATCCTTGACACGGAAGAAGAAGGGTTGTTGCGACTGTTCAATTCTTATATGCCACAAAAGATTAGTGCATTCCAAAACGATGCCAAGTACTTAACGGCCCAGAATTTGGATTATAATTCTCCAATATCTCTTGATAAGGCGGAGGACGGGACGGTTACGATTGGTATATCATCAAGCGGTAACACAGCATTTGCTCAATATTCTTCTTCGCCGACAAGCGGTACTCTACAGGTCGACAAATGGGTTGAAGAAAGTGGGTATTATACTTATACTATTTCGGATTATTCTATTTATTACGACACTGATATCATCTTGAACGTGAATACGCCAGTAGCATTGTCAGCGTTGAGTTTAAGCAGTAACACACTTAAGATTAAAGCCTTGACTAAGCCTACCGAGTCGATTGATTATTCGTACAAAGCTTTGCGCACTAATCGAAGTGGTCAATTCACAATTGTTAATAGTTATATGCCAACTATGCCAACCAAGGTTAGCGAATTGGAGAACGACAGCGGTTATATTACTCAGTTGGTTACCGAAACATTACAAGGCACAAAACGATATAAAACATTTGAGGATTTAACCGATTGTGTATTGGAAGCAGGGCAATACGACGCGGAGGGTAAGTATGTATATTGTGTATAAAAACTTAGACAGGAGGAATAAAGAATGGCAACATTAGGAAGTCTGCCCATCGGGGCGAAAATAAAAGTACCACACTCTGTGATGGGAGACATTGTATTCCTCAAGTGTGATCAAAACCATGATGGGTATCCTGCAAATTCAACGACGCTTATTACGGATAAGATTATACTCTTGCGAGCGTTCGATGCTAAAGAATCTCAAAACACAGATTCAAATAGACAGCAGTATGGTAACAACAGATATTCTGTGTCAAACATAGACCAATGGTTGAACTCTACGGCTTCTGCGGGACAATGGTATTCACCTCAGCACGACACAGACCAGTCCCCGAACAGCACAAAAGTTGTGGTGCGCAACCCCTACAATTCCGATATGGGGTTTTTGACGGGGTTTGATGCTCGGTTTATTTCCGCAATTCAAGACACCACAATCAAGGTTGCACGCAACACCGTAACGGACGGGGGTGGTTATGACACACTTGTCCGCAAAGTGTTTTTGCCGTCCAAAGCAGAACTCTTTAATCAAGCCGAGAACTCGATTATGGAAGGCTCATTATTGCAACACTTTCAGGCAAACACAGACGCGGTCCGAATAGCATACATTTCCGATTATTGTGCCCAAGACAATAACAATCAAGGATCCCCAAGCGTTACGGCAGACTCACAGTCTCAATATTGGACGAGAACGCCCGACTCATCGACCTCAGCAACGGTCTACATTGTTTATGACCATGGTTCCAGCGCAGTCACCGACGCATACGGGGGGTGGGGCGGGGTTCGTCCGCTGTGTAATTTGAGTTCCGACACTCTTGTGTCTGATCAGCCAGACGGTGATGGGGTTTATCAAATTCCGTCTTTAGCAATTTCAGGTAATAATGAACCACTAGGTACGTTTGTGGCTCCTTTTAGTTACAAATACAAGATACTTGTTGAAACAAACGTTGCCGTGGTTGAAACATTAAACCAAACACAAGTTCGCAGTTATACCACTACTGGCGATGAAGAACAAACGTTCACAGTAACTAACGAATTGTGGACTACTATTCCAGATGGTGACAATTTCATTCAAATTACCGCTACCAAAGATGACAAAACAGTTACACAAATAAAGCATTTTGTCAAAAAGTCGGCTCTACAACTAAAATATACTCCAAGCCACGCTACAACTACACAAGCAACCGCAATCAATGTAGAATTAGATTATATTAAACCATTCGGTGCAGAATTAGAAGTATTAGTATGTAATAATGGTAATGATGAACAACCTACTTGGGAAAATATGACCACAGCGGTTAAAACTGGGACAAATTATTTATTTAAGAACACATCTAAAACAGCTGAAGAATGGAAAACAATTATACAGATTTCTATAATGCGCAATTCATCAGTTGGTGATATTCAACTACGCGGTATTAAAACAACGTTTGATAAAAAACTTAACAAAGGGAGACTTGAAAATATTTACGGAGTTGATAAGGTTGGTTCTTCAAATCCAAATGCTCTTGAACGTACTGATAAAGCTGTCGGCTTGAATGTAACAGTAGGCCCATCGGAAATCACGAGCGACTTCGATAACTGCTACCCGTGGAGCAACATTGAAGAAGTCACGGACGAAGCAGGCAATGTGTTCGTCAAGATACCGAAGTTTTACAGCAAAATCACAAAGAACGCCGACGGCACTTACAAACATCAACTGTCGGGAACGAAACACGAGGGCTTTGATACTTTATTCAAAGTCGGCGCAAACGAGATTGACTATGTAATGGTCGGCAAGTATGAGGGTAGCGGCTCATCGTCAAGAGTGTACTCGAGATCGGGAGAAACGCCGCTCACGAATATCACAATGGACGACTTCCGCATAGGGTGCAAGGCGAACGGTGCAGGCTATCAGCAATACGACTTTTTGATTGACTTGATCATTAAAGAATTGTGGCTTGTGGAAATGGCGACGACTAATAGTCAGTCAATTATGTATGGCTATGCGAATGACAACTCTTCCATAATTAACACTGGTGCAACGGACACGGTCGCAACGCCGACAGGCTCGCCTATATCTAATACCGACGGCAAACACGCTTGCAAGTATCGCGGCATAGAAAACCCGTGGGGCAATATATGGAAATGGTGCGACGGCATATCGTTTAGCGGCTCATCGGTGTATGTATGCACAGAACCTACGGCTTATAGTGCAAGCAAGACGACACTTCCTTATGAGTATTACGGCACTCGTGCGTCAAGCAACGGTTTTGTAAAGACCGTTGCTCCACTTAAAGAAGGCTCGCTTATTCAATATGTTACTGCTGTTGGTGCAGACGAAAGTTCTTATTACTGCGACAGATCGTGGCAAGGTGGAACCGTTCTCAACTGCAGTGGGAAATGGAACAACGGTACGCGCGCTGGCTTGTGGTACTGGGATAGTGACAATACTGCGTCGACCTCGGGCATCGACATTGGTGGTCGCCTTTGCTATAAACCCTCTCAGTCAACGTAATCAAAACTTAATTCATTTTTAATGTCTGGGTGGCCGAATTACTTGGCCCCCAGACAACAAATAAAACAATACTTTTATTCGGGAGGCAATGATATGCCAGACACAAATCGATTTAATAAAAAATGTAAATTTTTAATTCCCGATGGGAATTTTTATTTGTGTGCCGCAACTGAAAGCGACCACATTAAGAATTGCATCTCATTTTGCCCAACCGAGTGCAAAAAATTTCAAAGTAAAAAAGGTAAAACAGCCGAGGATTCCTCGGTAATTGAAGGAGGAACAGATGGCAGTTTATAAACCTACTTATTGCTACCCTTATCTTGAACACGTGGATTTAACCATCCCGGATGGCGAAAAATATTTTACTTGCCAAATCGACACGTCGAATATTGCAATCACGGGTTACAAGATTGAGGTTTACGACGAAAACAATACACTGGTATTTCCACACGAGGATAATAAAAATAAGCTTAGTCCCGTGAGTGAGTTACCAATTGTAACAAATATAGATGGCTTAAATGGAAGCGAATTGCGTATTCCATTTATTCAACATTTTAAACCAAAAATTACCACATCCTATAATGCTATTTATTTTAAGGCCACAAAGTATGTGGATTATTATCAGTTAGAACCGTTAGTCAAGGAAGGACGCGAGTTCAAAATAGGTGACAATGGCCAATTTTGTGTAAAAGAAAAAGATGCTCAAACCTACGAACCAATGGTGATTGACGGGTCTCTCATATTTGTGGGGGATACGGTTATAGCAGATAACTTAATTTACACAATACCGTTGAGCCTGCCCGCCTCAGGATTATCCACTGACGGCCAACTTGGGACAGATGATATTATTTACGTGAAAAGTGGAGACACATACGCTGGAAGTATTTTCCAATATAATGGGGGAGCACTAATCCAGTCCACAGAAGGTGTGTGGGTAGACTGTAACGGGCACTCGCTATCTTTGTCTAACCAAGGCAAGACATATAAATGGCAAATAACCCTGTACTCTGGGTCTAAAGGAGCTACTATAGAACCGAAACCTACCGCTTCAGAGGACGCAGGTTCCCAAAAACGGGTTGCGCGTACAATCAACTACGATGCAATGGCCGACTCTGAATTTGACACACTGTTGACCAGTGGAACAATTCTGGGCTCGACCGAAGATAGGATTCAAGGTCCAATAAGTGATAAGATTTATGCTAAACAATGGTTGCAGTTGTTACGGAAAGACGGCGATAAGTGGGGACAGGTTGGCACACGAACCTATATAGAATCATATAGCCAAAGTTTGGGTCATATTTATCCTATTTCGGGTGATTCTCGTGGTTTTGACAATAGTGATTTATATGATACTAAAACCGTGATAGTAAACGACGAAGAAAAAACGATTCCGCCTGCGACTCATTTTGCAGTTTACAAATACTCTAACGATCCTAATTCTATAACTTCACAAAACTCGGTTGATGAATCAATTAATTTTGTTTTGACAAATTACGGAGCTTCTCATACCACAGGGAGTTATTCTTATGAAGTGACTGGTAGCACGAAAAAAGAGGCTTTAGCAAACATTAAGAAATTTAATGAGCAATGTATCGCAGACAGGTCGACCCCGCTTTGTAAAATGAGTGATGATGGAACTTCGGGAGTTTATAGTGGCAAATCTGTTCTTATTTGGAATAAATCGGGCACAACTGGCACAACTGGGAACCCGCTAACTGGTTATTTCACTATTAGTTTTTCCCTTGTGAATGGTAGTAATACTGAAAAAATCCCCAAATTTGTGTTTGACATGGTTTATGCTTATCGTAAGGTTTCTTCTTACATCGGTAAAGTGTTCTTTGTCAAAGAGGGCTCTTTCGCGAACGAGAATATAGTATCAAAGGCAGAAGCGACAGGAGAACAGGATGTTGCATCTTTGGGCTTCCCAATTCCTTTCAATGAAGAAGAACCTTTGGAAATTTATCCTGATGCACCCGACGCAACTGGAAAACTCTATGGTGAAATTTACAAAAACAGTGTTAAAGATGAAATAGGCACCGTTTACGTCTCTCCGTTTGTTGGATTACAAGCGGGGGCAAGACTCTATGTTTCCGATGGGACAGTTATTAAAGCACAAACTGTTGACACAACCAATTGGGCGGTAACCTATAAGGCTGCCGCGCCGGCTTCTACGGAACCTTATTTTTCGGTCAATCCATTAAAATATGAAATTCGCACTAACTTTAAATCAAGTGACGAAACGCCGTTTTATGCTTATGATTCGCCGCGTCTCGTACCTTGGTTTTTAGAGAATCTGGCGGTCACCAACGAGCATGGACACGAGTTTCTATTAGAATCCGGTGGAGAAATTTTAACAGTGCCGATTTTGTGTTCACAAAAAGTTGAACGCCGCTATATCGAAGTCGGCGGTCAATATTTACAAGCACAAAATAAATCTTGGACTTCCTATCGTTGGTTATTGGTTGACGCATACGGTAATATCATTCAAGACACGGGCAAGCAATATGATGGTGCCATTAGGACGACCTTTTATGGATTAGATGGACCTACCAAACAAGCTGTAGAAAACCACGAAGCGATACCTAATGTCTACTATATCGTGTTAATCGTAGAAGACGAACTTGGTAATATATTGTTAATGGGTATTAAGATTGAGGTTACCATTGATCCTACTGACTTGATAGCACAGTTTTCAGGAGAGTTTGATTGTAAGACACATTCGGTGAAATTAGGAATTCAAGATTATGGTTACCCCGCTTTATCAAAGGATAAAGATAATACAGCGATCAAACTTGGTGATGCTGATGGTGTGGTAACGTCTACAGAAGATGCATCATCGTATGTTGGTTTACAAGGGGTTGATAAGGGGGAAAACGACGCGAAAACGCCCTCATGGAAGGCTACCTCAAAAATGGCACTTCCCTTAGAAGGAGCACAACTTAAGCGATTCTTTAAATATCAAACTGACCAAATTGACAACATTACACAAAATCCCAGTAAAATGGTTGCCAATAAGGAAGGTAATATAGAATTCCACACACAGGTGGAGTTAGATGCCAACTTCTGTGGCGACATCTTCACATATGTGGTTGATATCGGTGACCGTTTTGGCAATACAGATAAATTACGCATTTCATTGGCGTTACCAGAAAACTTTTTACCATCACAAGGGGGCGATAAGGCATGAAAGGAGATATAACAAAAATTTACGGTGTAAACCTTGTCGGATCTCAAAACCCCAACACACTCGTACGTACGGATGCAGCACAGGGGTTGAGGATTACAGTCGGTACGCCGGAAATCACAAGCGAATTTGATAATTGTTATCCTTGGAGTGATATCGAAGAGGTGACAGACGAATTTGGAAATGTTTTTATTAAAATTCCAAAGTTTTATTCAAAAATTACAAAAAATTCGGATGGCACCTATTTACATCAATTGTCGGGGACGAAATACCCAGGTTTTGACACACTTTTCAAAATTGGAGAACAAGAGATTGACTATGTTATGGTCGGGAAATACGAGGGCAGTGGCTCATCGTCAAGGGTGTACTCGAAATCGGGACAACCGCCATTGGTGTCTATCACAATGGATGATTTTCGTAATGGGTGCAAGGCGAACGGTGCAGGTTATCAACAATACGATTTTTTAATTGACTTGATTATCAAGGAGCTATGGTTGATCGAAATGAAAACCACCAACTGCCAGTCGATTATGTATGGATATGTAAACCACAACTCGGCAGCAACAAATACGGGTACCACAGACAGTGTTGCCACTCCGTCTGGTTCACCGGTGAGTAACACCGACGGCAAACACGCATGTAAGTATCGAGGGATAGAAAATCCATGGGGTAATATCGATAAATGGTGTGATGGCATATTGTTCCAGGATTCTTCTATTTTTATATGTACCCAACCCTATTACTATAATATCGAGAGGCTTGTCTCTTCTTATGAGTACTATGGTGAACAACCTAGAGTTCCGGGTTTTGTAAAAACAGTAGCCCCTTTAAAAGATCGCTCACTAATTCAATATGTGACTTTGGTTGGAGCTACTAATAATACTTATTATAGTGATTTTTACAATTATGCGCACGACGGCCTCTCAATATTAGCAATTGGGGGGAATTACAATGAAAGGTCCTATTTTGCGGACGATGGAACGTATGCTGGCTTGTGGTATTATAATAATAATTATCAAATCAATTCTCAATTTAACACGCATGGGGGACGACTATGTTATAAACCATCTCAACCATTGCCTACTAACTTGTTTAATCCCAAACGAAATCAAATTTTGTGTAAAGTGTCACGCAAAGACACAACACAACAATGCTCTGGGTTGAAACTTTTCCCCACCCCTAATGGATACATTGAGGCTCATAACTTACAACCCGAGTCCTGGATAGATCAAAATGGTGATTTAATAGATGAACATAATCGTAATTTCGAATATTTAAATTCTACACATCCTTTTGATGCTTCCACAGGGGGCGAGTTAGAAAACTATACAAATCTTAACTCGCCAATTAACACCAAAGACCAGCGGGAGATTGGGGAATGTTGTTTACAATCAAAAACCAATTTTAGTTGGAAATTAACAACCTGGGTAAACAATTACCGACCCTGGGGTAACTACATTTGGACTGACGGAGATAGTGCATATAACTCTTATGGGAGCGGGACAGACCGATTAAATGTTAAAGAGTCAAAATGGGAGACACAAGAATGGGTATTCCTCGATCAAGATTCTCAACCGGTGAAAGTAAATACTCTCGGTCCAGATTTTTGGACTGATGGCAAAACATTTTACCTCTCTCTATCCAACCAACATTTTTATCGCACAATGGATGATAACGGGGTCTTGACGAACGTGTGGCGTGCAAAAATATGGAATGGCGCCCAGTTTTGGGGTCAAGATGTGTGGACCGATGGGCAAAATATTTACGCAAGCAGAAATGGTTCAAATTATTATCTAACTAAAGATGATAGTGGTAATTTTACCGACACGTGGGCAACAAAACAGTGGTATGGATTAGATGCGTTTTATGGCGGTGATGTTTGGACTGACGGAAACGCAATATATATGTCAGACGGTGACTCCTCATATAAGTTAAATCAAGAGATCTCCACTTGGAAGGTGAAAGATTGGAAAGGGGTATCAGGGTTAAGCGGAGTGGCCATCTGGAATTTTAATGGAGTTACCTATTATTCTCCGGCAAGCAAACCAAGTTATCAACTCGATATTCTTCCTCAATACAACGTCTGGACAGACCTAAAACGAGTTCAGGTTCTCACTCCAGCGGGGCCTCGCGTAGTGCAAACCAAAGAACCCGCAAAATGGGACGATACTAAGTTCTGGGTAGAAGGTTGGGATGAAGAAACAGATACTCATATGGTACAAGTCAAACGACATCCGCAATTAACCAATAAGACACTCAATATTGATTGTTATATGAAAAATATTGACGATCTGTACACAGGGTTGGAAACTTGTACGCTTTCATATGAAAACGGCGTTGATGGCAATTCTGGGACGTGGTATCTCAAAAGGGGCGACTCGACCTACATTACTCTCAAAGTTACACAAACACAAAAGCAGGAGGGGCAATCATGAAAGAAGGACTAAATAGATATTGTGAAATTTCGTTCTCTGGTCGTCCCGCAGAGTCTGAGACATACGACGTGTTCAACGCAGATACAAGAGTTTATACCATTGGCTATGATACCAAACAAAAGGTGTCGTATTTTTACCAAAAACAGTGGGACGGCGAAACTACTCCAACGAGTGTGGAAAAACCAGACAAGTATGCTAAATTATTTAACGACAATGGCGAAATTGGTTATTTGATAATTACAGATAGGGCCTTCCATGCAGAAACCGATTATGGGGTATACAAAATAGCTTCTGGTACACCAGGCAACTCTTATTCGATTTACAAAAAAGAAGTTGCCGACGGTATTACGTACTATTCGCCGGTGGCTATTGGTACTACTCAAACAACGGTGTACGATTTCAACGTCACCGCTGGACGAGAATATCAATATATAGCCTACTCTGCAGAAGGCAATCCAACTGCGATTCAGAAACTGGAACAACCAATAAAAGTAGATTGGGATTGCTGGAGCTTAACAGAGCTCACGCCCGTCCGAATCGACACGGCTAGCCCAGCTATCAAAAAAGCTTATGTAGCAAACCCCACTAACGTTTGGTTGTTCAAATATGACGTAGAATCAGGCGATCAAGCACAGAACATTTCTAAAACAGAACAAAAGACGCTTGGTCAGTTCCCAAGGTTTGCTCACGGTCGCCAGAATAACATTTCCAGTTCTGTAAGTTGTTATTTGGGCAGTGAAATTATCAATCTGGGATGTCTCACCGAGGAGGAGAAGATTCCATATGCACAAGGCTATCTGGAAAGACTTCCTTGGAAATCTCATTTGACTACCAACCAAAAGGTTATGATGCTGCAAGAATGGCGTAAAGTTGTGGCGTCGAAAAATCCAAAATTAATCAAAGACCGTAAAGGGCAAGCCTTCATTGTGCAAATCACCAACGGTTCAAACAAACCAACCGATAATATCGGTTATCAGCCCGACAAAATCAATTTCAGTTGGACACAAATTGCCTCACTGGATGATACGATTATTACGGGCGGCAATTAAAATTTTTTCTTCAATTCTTTAGGAGGTGCAAAATGGCTCGAATTATAAAAACTATTGGTTTAGCGAGCGGAGATGTATTATCATTAAGTGTTATGAGCGGGGATACTTACTTAGATTCCAACGTGAGTATCCCAGAGCTTAACGATTTAATCAACTCTCCGATTTTGCGCCCCCGATATAGAATTTTTCTTCTTCATCCCGATGAAACAGTCGATTATCAAATTCCCGATGAAGATATTCTATTAAGTGGTTCGTCTTATAGTGAACAATATCAAAATGGTCAACGTCGTTCGTTGTCGTTTTCGCTCTATAATACGGATAAAAAATATACCCCCTCAGTCAACACCCTATGGGCGGAAACTAAATTCGCTCTCGATTTGGGTATTGAAAAAGATGACGGGAGCATTATCTGGAAACGCAGCGGTGTTTATGTGGCCTCGTCACTGACGCCGTCGGAAGATCCAGACTCCCAAACCGTCGCCGTACAGACTGGTGACAAGTTTTCGATTTTCGAGGGGAAACTTGGTACGCTTGAGACCAGTTACGAGATTCCTACAGGGACAGACATTGAAGATACGATTAGAGGGATTTTGCTCGGTTCAAAGGGTAATGGATACCCTTTGGATCCGGCCCCCATTATTTATCATTCAAGTTTTAAAGGGAAGAAAACTCAAGCTAAAATTAGCAAATCTGCGGGAGAGACTCTCGGTAGTATTTTGTTGGAATTGGCCAACCAGTTATCAGCAGAAATGTTTTATAACTCTAATGGTAATTTAACAATATTACCGATACAGGAAACCACGCTGGATATAGACAAACCTGTTATCTGTGAATTAACTGACAGCAATGGAGATTTTTCAGGGCTGTCGTTTGGATTACAGGTTAATAACATTGTCAACCGTGTCGTTGTTATAGGGGCAACAGTAGATGGAAAAGTTTATACTGCAATTGCAGAAAATGACGATCCCACTTCACCTCTTTGTTATCAACGAATTGGTTACAGAACTGGACCGGTTGTCAACGATAGTAACATTACATCGCAAAGTTTGGCTGACGACAGGGCTAAATATGAACTGAGAAAACAATTGATTCTCAAGTCGTCAGTAAGTACAAATATTAGTTTTAATCCTCTACTGTCGGTTAATAATTTGATCGAAATCACAGATGAGTTCTTTGGATTAGACCACGAGAGGTTTTTGTTACAAGGTGTATCGTGTAGTTTGGACTATTCGGGGGCAATGTCGATTACAGTATCAAACGTGCGCAATTTACCATTTGCATCACGAATCTAGGGGGTAATTTATGAACAGAACAAGTTATGACTTTCTAGATGTGTTAAAGGGGACGATTGACGATAAGGTATCCACCCTTGACCAGACTATCTATTGTAAGGTAGTTGGTGTTAACGAGGACTACACGTTGGATGTCACAATTGTGCCCGATGAACACACTCGTGTCAGAAATGTCGTGAATGCTTCAAAATATGAGTTTAAGATGGGTGATTATGGTATCTTATACAAGATTGGTAATAACTTAGCTAATGCGTTCATCATTGCTAAGTTGGGACCGTCGTATGCCGATAATCAACCCTTGAGTAAACAAGTGGCCGATGAGAATGTTGGCAACAATAATTCTGAGGGGACTGTGGTCAATAATTATTATCAAATTACTCAAACCGCTCCCACATACACACATTTACAAAGCACCCCCGCTGCAACCTGGACTATCAATCACAATATGAATAAATATCCTAGTGTGAGTGTGGTCACTAGTGCGGGAGACATAGTTGGTGGAGCAGACGTCAACTATATTGATCAAAATAAATTAACAATCAGTTTTTCAGCAGCTTTCAGCGGTAAAGCATATCTGAACTAAAAAGGAGAGTATTATGAGTCAAAAATGGTTTAACGGATTAAATTTACAACAAAACCAACTGGAAAATGCTGTAATTCAAAACTTGGCTAGTGATCCCTCGTCGGGGAAGGCTGGTCAGATTTATTACAACACCACAGATAATGGATATAGATATTATAACGGTACGGCATGGGTAAGCATTTCGGCCGATGCGATTAAATCAATTGTCGCCGGGAATGGTTTAACCAGCTCTACGAGTGGGAACGCGGTTACTTTAACGTTAGGCACTCCATCAACGTCTGGAGCTACCAGCGGAAACACATTGGGTGATAACAGTGTTACAGAAAACAGTCACACCCACCAAATCCGTATCCCTAGTGCTTCTACAACCGACAAAGGTATCGTACAGCTGGCTACCGACACAGATGTCACTACTGGTACTGAAACTAAAAAGGCAGTTACGCCTAAACAGCTGGCAGAAGTTAAAGGAACCGCCGATGCGGCCAGCACAAAAGCAACAACGAACGCTACAGAGATTGCCAATATTAAAAACGGCACTACGGCGGTCGGGAAAGCCACTAAGGTTGCAAATTCGCTCACAATTTCCGATGGGACAAATTCTATCGCATATGACGGCTCGGCGGCGCGTACATTGCAGTTTAAACCAGAGGATTTTTCAGAAAGTATTTCTGGGGGGACGGCGACCGTTGCTCTTAAAGACAAAGGGTATGCCACCAAAACATATGTAGACGCGCAGGATGATAAGAAACTTGATAAAACCGGTGGCACAATCACGGGTCCTTTAACTATTGGGGGCGACCTTACTGTTAATGGTACGACTACGACGGTAAATAGCAACACGCTGACAGTCAAAGATAAACTTATTGAGGTTGCCAAAGACAACACCACAACGCTAACTTCCCCTGCTGGTCTTATTGTACCGAAATATAATGGTACGGATTACGGCGCACTGGTGATTGATAGCGATGGCAATGCCAAGGTTGGTGACGTTACGTTAACGGCCGGTGGAGACATTGACGTCAATAACAGTGATCTCCAAACGCTTGCAACTCGCACGAACCTTGTTGATGGTAATTTGGTACAATATTATGGCACCAAGCAAACACTTGTGGACAGTGGCAAGAAGATCGATGATTTAGTAACCACAAATACCGCACAAACAATCACAGGGGGCAAAACATTTACTGGTGTCATTCGTGCAGACAGCATTATGACAGTAGAAGATGTCCCAATAGAGATTTCCCCATATGCTCGAGAGGTTTTCCGATATGACAATTCGAATAATTCTATGAATTTTGGTTCATATGATACGCGAACTTATATTAAAGGGAAAGAAAATGAAAAACCACTGTATCAATACACAACTGGTAGTCAAATAAAGACCAAAAGTTTTGTCTTTGAGGACGAGTTAAAAGATGCAAGAGTAAAATGGGCTGAGACTGCTGGTAAGGTTTCGGGAATCATGCGCTTTAAGTCAAGAAAAAACCTCGACACCGACGAGGGGTCACAACGCGGAGTCTGGAAGGGTGCCAATGAGTTTGTTTTTAGTGTGCTCGAAAGTGACTTTTTCTTGTACACTCCGAGTGATGGTATTGGACTTGAACTAGCGGCCACAGGGGTGGAAGGTGGCACATATAACACTGTCACGGTCGATACAAAAGGTAGAGTGACTGCTGCGTCAAATGAGAGTTATGCAACAAAAGTCGTGCAAACTATCACGGGAGATGGCAGCAAGACATCATTTGATATTACCCACACGTTAGGCGCAGACGTTAGTGTTCAAGTGTATCTTAAAAATCAGCGGGCCGGGGCATATACGGCCGATGAATTAGTTATGGTAGACACTTATACTAGGAATAATACAGTGACATTGTTGTTTGCGACTGCCCCTACAACTACACAAACATTCAAAGTAGTAATTATTGGATAATTTCTGTCACAGTAAGTTGACAAATTAATCAGAACTATGTACAATAAATATATATTAAAAATAAAATTACACATTTATTGCCCAAGGAGGTGACACCGCGTGAAGAATTATAGTGACATCACAGAGAGTCTAGATATCACGACAAAGCAATATGTTGATCAAGGTTTATCTTCTAAGGCAGACATAAGCGAATTGGATAAACGCGTTAAGCTTTCGACAGCTAACGCAACCGTAGGCGCAACGGACAAACCGATTTATGTAAAAAATGGCACCGCAATGGTTGCTACCGACGTGATGAAAGAGGCTTTTCTGCAATGGGGTGGAAAAAACTTTTCCGCTGATTATGGACCTCTTGACGCCGCCTTAATCTCCGACCTTGGGGCTGACAGGTTTGCATTTATACCTGCTGCCAAATGGCAAGTTGAATATTCACGCGACAATGGTAGGACTTGGCAAGATTATGGTGCTACTGACGCACAAAAATTATCTTTGACGTCGGTGGGTACCAGTTTGTCCATTGGTAAAGCGACTTCTGAAAATAAAGCGACTGCCGATTATAAGCTACGACTTACATTAACAACCACAAATGCTGTTTATTCCGTATTAAACAAATTTGCAATAGACGTGTCGACAAGTGGTTCAACAGGGTGTTATGTCACCATTGAAGGGCGCACTAAAGCAAATGTAGACGCAGGGGCTAATACTTGGGTGACATTTGCGGAAAATATCCCTGTATCTGGTTGGTCAGGTTGGAACATCATTAACACCTCAGGAATTACAACACACGGGAATACAAATAACCAGTATGCAAATTTAAGGTTTACTTTTGGGTGTACAGGCGGAAGTTCTACATATCCCGGATTGCAAATTCGTCGCCTGAAAGCATTCGGTGGTGTTGGTTGGCAAACACCGTCAAATATGGCACAATATGGTTCTTTGTATCGGTACGATTATTCACAAAACGCTTTGTTCCCTGCCGATGTGTATATTCAAAATAATATAAAAGTTGCAAGTATTAACGATGTACACAACGGAACTCTTACCATACAAAAGAACGGAGAGAAAGTTCAGACTTTCAGTGCAAACCAAAGTTCGTCCGTGACAGCAAACATAACAGTTCCTACAAAAGCAAGTGATGTCAATGCTTTGTCACTTGACGGCGGAACTATAAACAAGAGTAAGACTATTAAAATGGACGCCTCTGCTAATTCTGATGGGGCGAACTTAAAATGGGGAACAGTTAATCACAAAAATCCTTACATCGGTTATGCTTCCGACCAAGTAGATGGGACATTTGTTGTAGGAAGCTTGCTTGGTACTAACTATGCTTCTGGTCTTGCAATTGGTGGAGGTTCTGGTAATTTATTGTGGAAAGGAACAAAGGTAGCTACAACAAGCGATATAACGGCCCACAGCAACATTGTCGCCACTCAAACGACGTTGGGACATATTAAGATGTACGTCGAGGGCGACACATTATATTTAAACACATAGGTGAGTTATGGCATTAAAAGCAAACAATGTTTTAATAAAAAGTATTGAGGCGAATAATAATACCACTGTTGGCACGGCGAAGCCGATTACGTGGAAGACATCTTGGTCTCAACCATTTGTAGGATATGGCGATTACGTGTGGACTGATGGCATAGACACATATTATTCACGCGCCGCAGCACAATATATACTTAATAAGTCTACTTCTACTTGGAACGCAAAAACCTGGAATGGGTTCACAAGTATTGCTGGTGATCGTATATGGACTGATGGTACCGATATTTATTATTCAAACGGTATAGAACAATATATACTTAATAAGTCTACTTCCACTTGGAGCGAAAAGACTTGGAATGGGTTAACATATTTTGATGCAGTGTATATTTGGACAGATGGAACAAATATATACTATTCTTCGGACACAAGCCAATATCAATTGGATAAAACAACTTCCACGTGGAGTGTAAAAACATGGACAGGATTGACATCGTTTCGCGGATGGTATATTTGGACTGATGGTACTAATATTTTTTGTTCAAACGATCAAAACCAATACCAACTTAACAAAAGCACATCTACATGGGAGCCTCAAATCTGGAACGGGTTAACCAATTTTTTGGGTCAACGTGTCTGGACCGACGGCACTAATTTTTATTACTCAAAAGAGGACGATCAATATCAGCTCTATCCCCCAACCCCAATCCAATACCTCTACAAAGGCGACACTTGTCAATGGGTAAAACCATACACGATCACTCTCAAGGTAACTGGAACCCCCAATACTAATATTAAGGTCATCATCTATCGCTCGAGCAACGCAAAAGGCCAAGAGCCGAGCGCGGTTTACGATTCTTCCGGCGGCGAAAGCTCGTATGTGATAAATGTAGCGTCGACGTCCGCCGATGGCCAACAAATAGTTGGGTATTATGGTGACACACTTTATGTTAAGGCACAAAGTTATTCTAGCGGATACGACAATTATAACATTAGTGGACAATCCTATACCGTTACTGGAGATGGGCAACTCAGCGTTAATGTGAGCCACTCTGTATCCTGTTCGACGTGTAACGTATCAGCACGTAAAAACATTTGTAATACTCGGTGTAACACAAATTTGAAGCACATTGGCGTATGTGGTGATACATCTAAAACATCTGGCATGTGTATGGTGTAATATAGGAGAGTGTTATGCAGTCAATTACGTATTTATTAACCGATAACATTTATAACGAGTTATTGCGTCTAACAACACAACTGAGTGACAGTGTGGACAACTACAATTGGTTGTTTAAACTAACAGACGCAACCAAACAACAACTCGGTGTGACTCAAAAAACGCTCGACGATGCTTTTCAATTTTATACTAGCACATTAGAGGTGTATCATAAAAAAATTGAAGAGTTGTTTCATTTGTTGCAATTTTATTATCCCAATATGGTGCGCATCGAACCACAATACGATGGCTTAATTATAAAAAGAGAAGTTTTAGTATGGGTGAACGATTAGATAAACAGGTAACAATAACATTTCATATCACTTCAAATTGTAATTTGAGATGTACTTATTGTTATCAACAACATTGTGATACAAAACAAATTATTAAACTCGAAGACGCAAAAAAGGTGATTGATTGTTTGATCGACCGAAAGCTTAGTAAGTCAACACCTTTTGATGCGTTGGTGTGCGATGATTTTGATAATGTGATACTAAACTTTATTGGCGGAGAAGTAACTCTATATATGTCGATAGTAAACGATATATGTGATTACTTTTTCCGCCAGTGCCTCGAGCACAAGTTTTACGATCTTGTGTCTCGTAGCCGTATTACTATTGACACCAACGGCACGACTTATTTCAACACAGATGTTCAAGATTTTATTCACAAATATAAAGATAAATTACTCTTTGCAATAACTATCGACGGACCTCGCGAGTGTTTTGATAAGTGCCGACGAGATAAAAACGGCAATTCGGTGTTTGATAAAGTTGAAAAGGCCGTTAAACAGCATTTTAGTGATTTTGGATGTGAAACGACCACAAAACTGACATTCGCGCCCGATAATATTCAATACTTTTTTGAAAGTTGCAAATATCTGGCCTCACTAGGTTTTACGCATTTAAAACATAGTATTGATGTCAACTATATCCCAGATGACAAGTTTTTAAAAGAATATAGGCAACAATTGTTAAAAACTATTGAGTGGATTAAAGTTACCCACGCTCCATTAACACTTTCCGCGTTGGAAGTGGAATATACAAAAAACTTGCAAATATGCACTTGTGGGTTGGCCACAAAAGCAGGCTTTGCAATTGATTGGAATGGTGATATTTATGTTTGCTTCAGATTTTGCGAAGACAGTCAAGGGGCGAAGAAGATTCCTATTGGCAACATCAACACGGGTATATCCAATACTGCGTTTTTAGAACAAATGCAGTGTCGCAATTTTAATAATTATAAAAAAGAGTGCTTTGATTGCGAATGTTCGAGCGCTTGTAGTGTTTGTCCGGCGGATAGTTATTATATGTGTGGCGATATCAACAAACCATTTCAACGGTGTGCCCTCACTAAGCTCGAAGCCGAAATGTCAAAAATATACAAAGCAAAATTAGGGAAATAACCCAACCGGAGGTAAACAATAATGGCAACCAATTATAAAATAAACAATGTCGATATAGACAGTATATATGAAACTTTCGATACTTCGGTTGCTCAACAATATGGCGTGACAGATAGTAAATTTACCGATTCTACCGCCAAATTTAAGAAAAACGGACAACCATTGAAAACCGCCATCGGGAAAACATTCCCCACAAGTGCAGGGACGCATCTTGGAGGTTCGAACACCTGTACTCAATACAAGGTAAATGGGCAGCCTATCGATGTAGCCCTTAAAGGCTGTAGACCCATAGGGATTCCATTAGCAACATTATCAGCAGGTACACATTATGTAAACCGCATAAACGGGGAGACCTGGCTTTCGACAAGTGCTAATTCCGCAACAGGAACACGCCTGAATTACAACCCCAAATATATTTTTGTAGAAATTCAAGGCGGAGGAGGTGGAGGCGCAGGTAGTTCTGGTGTCTGGTGCTCTGGCGGTGGCGGAGGAGGTGGTTATACTTTCACGGGTATAGCACTTCCTGAAAATTCATATATAAAAATAGTTGTTGGCGAAGGTGGTCACCGTGGAGAAAACAGAGAAGATGGTCACAACGGTGGAACTTCTTACTTATATAATGCTAATGGTAGCATTATTTTACAGGCTAATGGTGGTGGAAAAGGAAGAAAAACTGACGATGGTCAAGGAACACCAGGTACTTATAGTGGTGGTAATGGACTGAATGGCGGTTATGGTGCTGTTAAAGAACACGCAGGTGGAGGAACAGCTTCTACTACATTAACTTATGATAAACCAGAAGGTACCACATTTGTGCGTGGTGGTAAATCAGGGGGTACAACTGATGGTAACAACTACGGTGGAGGCGGTGGAGCATCTGCCTTTGCTAACGGTGCAAATGGTGACAGTAGAGAAAAACCATCGTCGCCAGGTATTCAAGGAAGTGGTGGCGCTGGTGCTGGGTTCCGCGCAGGTCGTGCTAATCCAGGAAGTGCTGGTGGCGAAGGGTTGGCGAATATTTATTATTGAGGTGAGTCTATGGCAGTCAGCGAAAATATTACAAGTCAATATTATAAAGTATTAGAAGACGATTGTTTTGTCTATAACGGCTTCGTCTTTGTCACAGTGGCTCGATACCCTAGCCAAGAAGAACGAGAACGCGAAAAAGCAAGAGAAGAGGAATTATCGATATTCATGTCGAATGTTAATAATCGATATTTAACACTGGTTGCAGAGAACGATGCAAATGAATCCCTTACCGAGGAAGAAGCCGAACATACCGCAGAAATTGAGCGTGTTATTTATGCGGTAGAAAACTTTGCGGTTATTGTTGCTTCTCAGCAACCGGCGGTAATTTCTATTTCAGACAGTGTGAAACAAGAGTTAATCGAACTTGGATACAAAGACGAGTTTCTTTCCGATCCGATAGTGATTCTCGACCGTATCACTGTCAACTGTGGTAGATATGACGGTAAACCACTCACTCTTGAGTATTTATATAATAAATTGAAGCCACAATTGGCAGAATTCACAAACGTATAGGAGGAGAATCTATGGACTGTACTTTATATTTAAATAAGCGCAAAGAAACCTTGCAACAACAGTTGGCTCAAAAAGATGTTTTGCAAGAACAGTTTGAGCAAGCGCAACTACAGATCAAACAACTGCAGGAAACCTGCCTGAAACTTAGTGTTTTATATTCGGAAATTAACGAAGCCGAGATTGCGCAGGAACTGGCGGTTATCGACGAGCTGCTCGCAAGTGCGGCAATCGACAAACGTAAAAAGAACTCTTCGACCAAAGTCGGAGATAAAAGCGATAATTTATCGGAGGTATAAGAGATGGCTATTATAGGCGAGAAAATTACTTTGGACAAACCCCTAGTCGGCAACATCGCGCGTAATCAAATGGAAAGCAAAATGGAACTGGCAACGAGAGGAGCCCTATATGTTGGCACCGGGAACAAGACGGAGGTTACACCCGATGGCGGAGGAGACAAGGTGCCTATCCCCGAAACTTTGCACATTGCGCCCAATGGTGCAAGCGATAATGGGAAGGTTTTGGTCGCCGATTCTAAAGAAACTGTGGGGTGGAAGATTACTAAAATCACCGCCGATAATTTAGAGGGTGGACGAGTTGCACAAGCTACAAACGCTGATAATGTTTTAGTATCAACCGATACTTATAAACCCTTGGTTGACGCATTACTAGAATTAATTTATCCTGTTGGTTCTATATATATGAGCGTTAATGATACTAACCCTGCAACTTTTTTGGGAGGGACTTGGGTGCGTTGGGGACAAGGTCGTGTACCTGTGGGTGTTAAAGAGGACGATGATGATTTTAAGACACCGGAGAAAGAAGACGGAGAGAAAAAACATCAGCTTATAACAAGTGAAATGCCGAATCACAGGCACAAAGGACAGTATTCAGCAACTAACACATACACTGATCACGCGCAGACACCTACTGATCCCCCTTCTCAGGTAATACTAGTTGAACAAGGAACTCGAGAAGTTGAAGTTCAATACAACGTTGTAAAAGATAATGTCAGTAGCACCCCATATCATTCTAGTGGTTCTGGCCCGATTAATGACATCTTTTACTCTTACAAAGTCACAAGCACATATGGTGTTGCCGACGACGGTGGGGATATTCCTCACAATAACTTACAACCATATATCACATGTTATATGTGGAAAAGAACAGCGTAAAGCAAGTAGACAACATTTGGTTCAAGACCGGCTGCTTTCTAGCTCTGAAGGAAATAAAAGAATAATTTTATTTACAAAATTAAAAAGAAATTTGTCATTATAAGTTGACAAGTTTCTTTTTTTTTACTATAATCTAATCATAAATGAAAACTATTTCGTTTATGGAGGTCTGTATGCAAGTTATAAAACCCACAAAACAAGAAGTATTTGACGAGCTTAGAAAAAACATAGGCTGTTGTTGGTTGGGTGGCGCCGGATGCCAATGTCGCAATCGTCAACTTGGTCAATGTTTCAAAGAAACCGAGAACAATCTAACAAGAACGATTTTAACCGGCGAAGAAATTAAAGCAGGTCAAGCACGGAATGCGGCCGCCATGAAGGAAATCGAAGAGATGTTAAATTCAGCATTTGGAGATGTACGATGAAAAAACAGACTCAGCAACAGAGAGATTTTGACCAAATTATTGACAAATGGGATGATGCAGAGGACGAGGTGTTGCGTTTGCAAACACTAAACATGCAGCTTCAACAAGATTACAACAGAGCGTGGGAAAGACTGAAATCTCAACGCCGAGAAATCGACGAGTTACAAAAAAAGCTGGAACAACACGAGCGGTTGGAACACGAGATCAAAGCACTGTTTGGAATCGAAATGCTCCAAGCTGTACAAGACTTTGCGGATAAGTTGAAAACACGACTCGACGCAAAAGCGCAACATTATGTTTGTAGGTACGATTGGAATGGGCACTCCGCTGTAGTGGATTGTGAAAACGAGGTCGACAAACTTTTGGAGGACTGTGCAAATGAAAAAACAAAAAATGATTAAGAAACTTGAAGAAATCAAAGAAAAAGTTGACTGGGATAGCGACGACGAGCTGACCGATTATGCAAGAGAAAGGGCATATGTATGTGTTCAACAGGCAATTGAATTTTTAAGTGAAAACGAGGAGTACAAAGCGGTTGTGCCTGCATCAGAAGAACGCGATGATGACCCGACGTGTGATGTTGTTGACGATTATACAATAGGTTTTGCTACGTATTTAATGCAGAAACGGCGCGATGAAGTCGCTAGAATGCAAGCTGAAATTACACGACTTAAAGAAGAAAATGCTTTTTTGTTAAAAGCCTGTGAAGGAAAATTTACCTTCGATACAACTGAAAATAAAAAATATAGCATTTTCAATTCGGTTAGAAAAGAATTTGCAGATAAAGTGACAGCGAAACTATTTGCCATATTTGGAAAAACAATTTGTAGCGATTTGGACACAGAAGATATTACAGATATAATCGACGAGCTGTTAAAGGAGTATGAATGATGAAAATCAAAGACGTTAAAATTGGAAGTAAATTCAAATTCGGAAAAATAGAGTTTGTAAAACTCGACAATGCTTACGGTGGATGTTTGTGTCTTGCAACGGCCGTGCTGTTCAGAGATTGCTTTGACGAGGATAACCTAAACAACTGGGTAACATCATCGCTTCGACAGAAACTTACGGAAGTTATCGGAGATTATATCGACACAAGCGCATTAGTTCCGTTTGACAGAGATTTGACGACTGACGACGGAATGACTGATTACGGACATTGCACGGACAGTGTATCGCTCTTAACTTGCGACGAATACCGTAAATATAGGAAACTTATCCCGAACTGCGGGGAATCGCATTGGACGATTACAGCGGACAGTTTGATATACTCGTACTCTGTTCGCTTTGTCTATTCAGACGGTTCACTGAACAGCAGCCGTGCGTTCAGCGGCGGGGTTCGTCCGCTTTGTAATCTGAAACTTGATACTATTGTGGAGGTGTAAAATGCCGAAGATAAGAGTTGAGGTAGAAGTGCCTAATGATTGCAGAGATTGTGAGCATTTCGATTTCTATTTGGAAGTGTGCAATCTTTTCAATAACGATGTGTTCTACGATGAAGATAAAGATATTTATGAGCGTTGTAAAGAGTGCAAACAAGCGGAGGTAGAAGAATGAAAAGCGTTTTAATTTCAACTCGCCCGCAATGGGTTGAGAAAATTTGCCATAAGATAGGCGAAGATGAAACAGGCAAGGCGATTTATGAAAAACGTATCGAAGTGCGTAAAACCGCACCGAAAGAAGTGCCGTTCAAGTGCTATATTTACGAAACGCAAGGACAATATATAAAGTTTATTCACGGGGCGCACACAAAATATGGTTATGGGTGCGGTAAAGTAATCGGCGAGTTTGTTTGTGATAAAGTAGAAAAACTTGAAGAGCATATCGAACAAGGCGGGCTTTATTATATATTATCGGACACTTTTAACGAGCAAGCGCAACTTGATAATTGGGAACTACACGACTATGGCAAAGGCAAAACCCTTTATGGTTGGCACATCAGCGACTTGAAGATTTACGACAAGCCAAAAGAGTTGGGAGATTTTAAGAAACATTGCCATTATAAGGATAGAAACTCATATTGTTTAGCGAATGAATGTGAATATTACAGCGATTGGACGGGAATTTGTTGTAATTGGGTGGAAAGACCACCGCTATCGTGGTGCTATGTTGAAGATTTAGGAGAAGAAGAATGAGTAAATTTGCAGTAGTAGAAAAACAATTTGAATACAAAGGACACGATTGCATATGTATATTCGGTTGTCGTGGATATAGGTGTGGTTATGTGTCTGTTGATGACAATAAGGAATTTAACGAATATGACATAGAGTGCCATGGTGGTTTATCGTTCTCGGGAACATTGCCGTATGATTATGGACAGAAAGAAACTTATTACATCGGTTTTGACTGTGGTCACATTTGCGACGGAAATGACTATAATACGGCGTTGGCATACGGACTTCTCACCGAACAACGCTTTAACGAACTTTTGGAAATGCAAATTCATTTGCCCACTTTTTTGGAACCTGTTAGAAGTCTTGAATATGTAGAAGAGCAATGCAAAAAGATTGTTGACCAGTTGGAGGTGGGGAAATGAACATATTTTTAGGCAACTTATCAATCAAACAAATCGAAAGAGAATACAGTGTTGCATTTACCGACGAAGACAAACAATGGCTGCAAGAACACCATCAAGATGAAGCAAGTAATATACAAAGTGACAAGTGGCATTTTTTCGATATACCTCGTGTTATGATGACAGGAAGTCATGAGTGTGCAAAAGAAATTTACGACAGATTCGAAAAATATTCTTTCGAAGGGCAATTCTGGATAGGAATAGAGGAGTGATAAAATGAGGGAAATTTTATTTAGAGGCAAACGAGTAGATAATGGCGAATGGGTTTATGGTTTTCTTGTAGAAGCATTAAATTGTGTTACAGACAAAAATGAAACATTTATAATCGAACAAAACGCAACTTATTTTACCTACGGAGAGTTTGCTTGTGCAGTTGAAGTTAAGCCAGAAACCGTTGGACAATACACCGGAATGAAGGATGACCAAGATGTAAAAATTTTCGAGGGAGACATTGTGAACGTTCACTACAATGACGACACATCCTATCTAACAGAAGTACGAGCCGACGGGAACACTTTATGCGTTGATGTCGACGACGATTTCGACGATTATAACTTTACAGCAATCGATTTTGCCATTGAACGGTGGCGAGAAGACGGCTGTGAACTAAGAGTGGTTAGTAACATCTATGACAAAGATAAAGCCGCAGATGCCTCACTGGAATTTCTAAAAGCAGCGAATGTATTCAGTGAGTATCATAATTTCTAACAAGGAGAACGAAAAATGAAATGTCCAAGATGTAGTGAAGAAATGTATTCAACAATAAGCGGTGGCTCTGACTCTGTACGGGGTAATTATACCGAAACAAAGCATATTTGCCCTAAATGTCATTATGAAGTAAGTGACAATTTTAATGACCTTGTATATCGTGCGCCATTTTTCAAACCTGATTATTCTGTAACTAATTATGGGTGGATTTGTCCTAAATGTGGTGCTGTATTATCACCGTCAATACAAGAGTGTCCATATTGTACGCCATATAAAGTGACTTGTGGACCAGATAGTGTATCTTCCATTAAATCAGTTCCTCTAGGTAACGACATTACATCGCAAGCACAAGTATATTCGCCACAAACATTAAGAGATAACATAACTGTAACAGGTAGTTGTGATTCAACATCGAATGGAGTGAACAAATGAAAAAAGATCGTATAGCAGATTGTATCAAACACGGCGAAGAACAATTTGCAGCACAGCCGGCTGCAGACAAACAAAAACAGAATCAGTTTATTGTCAAAACTAAAATTGAAGTTTTACAACAGGTTCTAGTTGATTACAACAACTATATCCCCACCGTTGGCAAACGCAAAATCACAGAGTGGCTCGATAGGTTGGTAGAATTCTACGAAGACCGTTACATAAGGAGCGCGAAATGAAAGCTAATGAGTTGTTGAAAGATATTTATGGTAAATTCCAGACCGGCGAATACCTCAAAGTGCCGTCGATGCAAAAGGTGAGTGATCACAAGTGGGCAGTGTACTTTTACGAAGACGGGCTAGTTCACTATGGGATATATTATACTTTAGAACGTGCTCAGACGCGATTAGACATCGAAAGGGAGAAGAACTGTGGGACTAAATAGGAAAAGAGGACGTATTCCTAATGTTATCAAAGAGGCCGCAAAACAAGCAGTGGATGAAGGCGGCGTCATGGCTTACCACTACGCTTGTTACGAGTGCGCCTGGGAATGTGATCACGATAGCGAAGTATACAAGCAACAGGTCGAATGGGATTATCCCCTTATTGACTGCATCGTAAAGGAAATGAAGGCTCGCGGCCTGTGGTAATTACGCAAATACGCTAAACCCAATTTGTCATCAAATGTTGACAGGTTGGGTTTTGTGTGCTATAATAGTAGTATCTAGGAGAGGAGGTAACGTATGAAAAGACAAGACAAGTTTCCTGACACTACAACATTCCACTATCACAATGCCAATCCCCACAACCGTATCACTGGCGATTGTGTAACGCGGGCCGAAACCGTGGTTTTAGAAATTCCCTACAATCAGGTGGTTTTAGAGAATGCTGAAATGCAGTGCAAAACAGGTTTCGATGACGCGGATGCCAAAGGTGTTGAAAAGTATATGCAGACCAAGGGGTGGAAGAAAAATCCCCAACCGCGCAAAGCCGATGGAACCAAGTATACAGTCGCAGAGTTTTGCACACAGCTAGCAAAACCTGGTAAACGCTATTTGGTGTCGATGGCCGGACACTGCGTCGCCGTCGTGGATTGTAAGGCGTGGGACATATGGGATTGCACCGATTGGCGATACACCAAGTGTGTTGGAAATTTTTGGTCGAAAGAATTTTAAAAATTTCGTCATTATATGTTGACTTTTGAAAAGTTATTGTATATAATGAAGTTACAAGCAAAAACGAAAGCAAATAAAACTACAATTTTATTTTATATATAAGGAGCAAAAATGAACCGAAAACAGCGTAGAGACCTTGAAAAACAGGTAAAACGTTTGAACCGCACCGAACGCCAGTTGGGCAAAGCCGTTACTAACCTAAAGGAAGTAATGGGTTCTATCGCAATTCGTCGTCTTCAGAGTGGCATCGCAGACTCGAAAGACATCGAAATATTGCGCAATAGTAACTTCGCACATCTTGACAATGTAGAGGCTTGTCCCGATGGTACCAAGTGCAAACTGAATGTAGAAGGAATTCAGTCTCGGCCTCAAAAGGATTTAACAGACAAGTTCAAAGACTGGGTAGAGGCCAACAAAGAGAAAGAATTCACCATCACTCGTGAGGGAGCTCGTAATTCACTTGTTTGCCTTGCGGAAGATGAAACTGAACCAAAGTGGTTATTCGACCTTTATACCGACTTGCTTATTTATGATGAGACGACCGGCGCGTATGAAGCATTGGAAATCATTGCGGCACGCGAGGAGCAAGAGCTCTTTGCTGATGTGGACAACAGTGAGCTAATCACTGATACTCAAGAAGAGTTGGAAAAACTTAGCGAGAAAGCGACTGAAGAGTAAGATTTTAAAAGGAGAATAGTTCTATGAGACAAGTAGTAAACAAAGTGACAATTGAAGGTTATTTAAGAGAAAACAATCTTGAGCTCGTCCGTGACAAGACGGGCGAAGAAGTGATTCGCGGCTCGTTGATTATCGCAATCGACGATGTTCGCAGTTGCCGTGTTCAGTTCTACGTGAACAAATACAAGGCGTTGCGTGCTGGTGAAACCACCAAACAAGAAAACAAGAGCTTTGCCAAGTTGGTGGAAGTCTTGCCTGGTAATACAATGTCCGTGGCTTCGCTGATGAAAGACAATGCTTCAATGGATTTCGAAACCGCGAAACTGTCGGCAACCAAAATGTGGGCATTTGCCAGTCTGCAAGAATATCTGCGTAAAGATGAAAAAGGTGAGGTTATTTCTTCGACGACCATTCGTGGTATTTCGGCAGGTGTGAAAACCGAATCGGAAAATCACCCCTTTGAGCCCCATGCGACGTTTGAGGTGGAAATGTATATTGAATCCAAACGTCCTGAAATGAAAGACGGCGAAGAGACTGGACGTATCGTTCTTGTAGGTTTGGTTCCTGAATATGATGATAGCGTCAGCAGAATCGAATTTGTGACCGAAACCGGAGATGCAACCGATTACATCGAAGAAAACTATGAAGTCGGCCAAACTGTTAAAGTTTACGGCAACGTGATCAATACTTTTGTTCGTATTGAGAAAGAAGTCGTTGGTGGCACCTTTGGACGCACGCTGGAACCTCAATATGAAACCAAATTTACCCAAGAAAGAGAAATCTTCGGTGGTACGGCAACCCCGTTGGACGAGGATGACGAACTTGGTCTCAAAAAAGAAGAGATTAAGAAAGCGCTCACCCTGCGTCAACAAAAAATCAACGAATTGCCCGATAAAGAACAGCCCGCCGCAACATCGGATGCTAAACGAGGCTTCGCAGATTCTGCACCGGCGGCACCGAAGAAGAAATTCACTTTCGATAGCGGTAACTTCTAATTAAGTTAACAAAAAAAGGAGAATAGAATTATGGTGGATATTTTCAACCCTGAAGTATCTCAGGTAACTAAAGGTATCGAAGGCAAACTCATTCTCATTTACGGCACCAACAGCACTGGCAAGACTAAAAACCTTGCCAAGGCTGACAAACCGTTGGTGTGTTGTTTTGAGAACGGCCTCGGTGCTATCAATGGCGTCAAGAACGTCAAGATCAAAAAGTGGACTGATTGGACGAGTTTCGTTAAACAGTTGACGAGCGACAAAACCATTGCTGAGGCAAAGAAGATGTATTCTTCTATTATTATCGACACTGTCGATGGTATGGCAGACCTCGCTGCTGAGTTTGTGTGTGGCAACTTTGGAGTTGCGCGAATTAACGACGGAAATAGGGGTTACGGCTTGTGGAAAGAATATGGAGCAGAAATCAACAAGTATCTCAAGCTCCTCACTAACGCTGGTTATACCATTTTCTTCATCGCGCACGAAGGCGAACGTGTCTTCCAGGACGCACAGGGTAATGAGTATACGAAAATTTATCCCAGGGGTGACAAAAGGGTTATCGATCCTATTTGCGATCTTTGTGACATTATCGGTTATGCTCAAATCCAGCCCGATACCGAAGATGGAGAGGAAGTCCTTTCAACATTGTATTTGAAAGGTTCGCCGGCGTATCATGCTCGCAGTCGCTTTGTTCACATTGTGAAAAGCATTCCCGAATGGAATATCCAAAAACTGGATCAAGCCATCAGCGATGCAATTGTGGCAGAGGAAAAAGAAAGCGGAATAAAAGCCGCTACGGCACAGGAAACAGCCAAGAAAGTTGCCAAAGCCAAAAAAGAAGAGACCGAGAGAAAGGTTCCCATTGAAGAACTTATCTCCACAATTGGTGACAAGCTTCAAAAAATGAGCGCAAAGGAAGGAGACATTAGTAGTTACTCTGACCTTATGCAGGACGTTTTGGGCACAACCGACTTCAAGGCAAGTCAGGCAACCGAGTCTCAACGTCAACAGCTCGAAGCGTTGATCGATGGGCTTGTAGAACTTGGCTATTAAGCGAGGGTAACCTATGTCAACCTCGTTACGATGCTCCCGATGTGGCACTGCGGTAGTAGCCACATCTAAAAAGGTACTTGATGGGCAGACACTCTGCCCGTCTTGCTATCGCAAAGCCATCGAAGAGGTTAAGCTGGCAGAACAAGAGCTTGAGGAGCTGTTGGAGTATGCGAGGGAACTATTTGGTATCACCGAAATTCCTCCCGATTGGCTCGAGCAAATCAAAGCTTATAAAAAAGACAAGAAAACCTATTTTGGGATGCGAGCAACCTTATATTATTATTATGAGGTTGTGGGGAATCGAGCAGATCCAGACAAGGGATTGTGGGCAATTAGGAGTTACTATGACACAGCATCACAGTATTTTGCCGAACAAAAAGAGTTGCGACAATCCAACACACAAGTGGACTTAACCCCTATTAAACGCACAGTCATTATGTCCCCTCCCGAAAACCCCACACGGAAACCAAAATATAACATAGAGGATCTTTAACACATGGCAGAAACAAAGAAAAGACTTACTAATAAATTAGCAGTGTTACAAGTGCTTGCTTGTCTGATGAAAAACCCGCTGCTATGCAACAGGGCAGAATACAATATCGAAATGGATGACTTTGTGGAACAATTTCATCGTATATTGTATGGTGCCATTAGTAATTTATCCTCTTCTGGACTGAAAACCATTACCTACATTGATATTGACCAATACTTGGCTCAATACCCAATGCAATATAAGGTGTTTACTGATAACAGAGGTGTCGAATACGTTATTAAAGCGTTGGAAATCGCTGAAGAACGCAACTTCCCCTATTATTACAACACCTTGAAGAAGATGAGCCTCTTAAATAAACTTAAGGACAACGGCTTTGATATTAGCGATTTTTACGACGATAGTGTTGTAGATCCTCTTAAAGCTGCAGAACTTCAAGAAAGGCTCGATTCTTATACGATTGAACAAATTATAGGAACCTACGAAACCAAGTTCATTCAAGTTAAAGACACTTTTGCAAAGAATCGTGGTATCGTACAAACCAAAGTAGGCGACGGGTTGCGTGAAACCAAAGAGCGTCTCAAAGAGACACCGGAATTGGGATTGCCGTTAACCACTCCCAAGTTGACTACATTGTATCGCGGGCAACGATTGAAGAAACTTTATCTTGAATCTTCTGCACAAGGTGTTGGCAAGTCTCGTCGAATGGCTGCAGAATCTGCTCATTTGGCCGTACCCAAGATTTTTGACACAGAGCACAACTGTTGGGTGAAAACCCAGCTTCAAGAAAACGTGTTGTTTATTTCAACAGAATTGGAGTTGGAAGAAGTTCAAACAATGTGGCTGTCTTATGTTTCCGGCGTACCTGAACATAAGATTCTGGACGGCAAATACAGCGCGGGTGAGGAACAGAGAGTTGATACAGCAATCGAGTTGCTCGAGGCCTCAAATTTATACTTTGTTCAAATCAGTAACTACGATATGGACGATATCGAAAACTTAATTAGGAAGTATTACCAAATAAACAAGGTTAATTATGTGTATTACGACTATTTAAGTACCACTATCAAAATAATGTCGGAAGGTGCTACAAAATCTCGCATTAGTAACTTGCGTGAAGATCAAATCTTGTTGATGTTTACCACGAGGCTAAAAGACTTGTGTAACGAATTAGACATCTTTATTTGGACAGCTACTCAGTTGTCTGGTGACTGGAAAAACGCTAAAGAGGCCGACCAACAACTGTTGCGTGGTGCGAAATCAATTTCGGACAAAATCGACATTGGTAGCATTATGTTGCCGGTTCGTGAGGCCGACAAGCCAATTATTGAATCGTATTTGGCAAAAGGGTTCCAGCTTGAACCTACGCACGTTATCCACGTTTACAAAGTACGTCGCGGACATTATAACAATATTAAAGTCTATATTAACTTTGATCGTTCGACTTGTCGCGCCGTTGAGTGTTTTGTTACCGATAATAATGGCAACTTGTTAAACATTGAAGACACGAGTATCGAGGTTGTGTTTGACAAAACGTTCGAAGAAAAGTACGATTTTGTTTTTTGAGGTGAATAATGGATACTTCGAAAGTAAAAGCATTGTTGTCCACCGAAGACATTATCAGGTTGGTTACTGAGGGATTGGGCTCTAATGGCAATCTTTGGGATTCGTCTGGGGCACCAATTTTTCAAACAATCTGTCACAATCCGCCGGGATTTGGTAGTTACAAATTATATTATTATCCCGATTCTCAAACATTTTATTGCTACACCGAATGTGGTTCAATGGATGTTTTTGAATTGGTTCAAAAAGCGAAGGGTTTTGAATCGTTTTTAGAGGCGTATAAATACGTTATCAATTTCTTTCATTTAGATGTAAGACGTCGCGGGTTTATCGACGACACCGAGAAAGAACTGAGTGACGATTGGAATATTTTAAACAAATATGATTTCTATCAAAAAGTTCAAAAACCTGACGCTTCGTTGCCAATATTACCCACAAATATCTTACAATGTTTTGGCCCCTTAGCCAGCCCGATGGAGTGGAAAACCGAGCACATAACGGCCGAAACGATGAGAAAGTTTGGTATTCGTGTTGATATTGCCAACCAAAAAATTATAATTCCTCACTACGATATGGATGGTAACTTAGTAGGAATTAGAGGGCGCTCGTATGACACCAACGACTTATTGGATGGGCGAAAATATATGCCAGCATATTTAGAAGGCACTTGTTATCGGCATCCGTTAGGTTCTTGTTTATACGGTTTACACGAAAATCTTGAAGCAATCAAAAAACATAAGAAGATTATGTTAGTGGAAAGTGAAAAGAGTGTCATGCAGTGCTACAGTTATTATGGTGAGAATTGTTTTGTAGCAGCTACCTGTGGCTCGTCTATATCCCCCGTACAGATTGATTTACTGTTGCGACTGGGAGTGGAAGAAGTTATTCTGGCATACGATAGAGAAAACGACACAGATCCAGAATCAGAGCTTACCAAAGCTTATGAACAAAAGTTGCTCAAAACTGTATTACCGCTTACAAAATATACTAACACATATGTAGTTATGGACTACGAAGGCTTATTGCCATACAAGGGTTCGCCCAGTGATAATGGGCGTGAAACCCTTGAAAAATTAATGAAGAAGAAGATCTATATACCATCCCCCGAAGTAGACTTCAAAAAGGAGCGAAGACGTGCCACAAAGAAGTAAAGTAGAGAGATTCTCTTATACGAAACTCGACACCTACAAACAGTGTGGGTGGAAATATAAACTTCAATATGTTGAAGGAAGATTCTTCGCCGCCGATACTATCGCCACAAGCATTGGTACCTTGGTTCACTGGATTGAACAGCGCATCTCCGAAGCGTATATCAATGGACGAGAGCCCGATTATCCTGCGCTGCTTGAAGATTTTTGGAATTGCAACATTCCACAAAAAGATAAATACGATAGAACTGGTGGCATCCAGGGCGTTAACTTTTTACGACAAAAATACGTTGATGAATTTTACGAAATCGACAAATACGGTAGTTCTTATGCACAAAGATGTAAGTTCTACGCCGAGGTTGGTATTTATCGTCAACAAAAGTTTTTGGAAGAACACCCCGACATCGAGCTTGTTGATGTTGAAAAGTATTTTGAATATACGTACAAAGGGCGTTTATTCAGCGGATATATTGATCGTATATGGAGATACAAAGGTACTGATAAATATATCATCGATGATATAAAAACCAAGGCCGCGCCATTTGATGAAAAGAATGACGTACCTACACCATTACAAATGAAGATTTACACCATGGCTCTTAAAAGTTGTTACAATCTTGCAACCGAGCCAGATGAGTGTTACTGGGATTTGCCGTTTATTGATATGAGGCAACGCGCGGGAACCAAAGGATGGCTCAAACGTGCGGACGCGAAGTTAGAGAAGCTGTTTGCTGGAATCGACGCGCAAGATTGGACACCACACCCATCCCCTCTCTGTCACTGGTGTAACTTCTGCGGGACAAATCCGAACCAACCGGAAGGTGCCAAACATCTTTGTCCGTATCAGTGCCAATGGACACAGGACAATAAAACATTTGACAAACTGAATGAATGGGAAGGAATGGAACGACACGAGGCTATTATGCGCCATTATCTGATGGAACAGTGCAGAGATTTGACCGATGAGGAGCGCGAGAACATTCCGCCGGACCGCGAAAAAATTAAAAAGAAGTATAATTTTATCTTTTAAGGAGAGAACCTATGGGACTGTTTTTTGATACATTATTTGGCCCTCCGCAAACAATGACACGAGAGCTTGGGTTGCGCATCTATTATATAATGACGGCTGCCTTTCGAGCTGACGAAATAGACCAAAATCCTTATCGTTTTGACTATGCACACGCATATCTGGTTGCCGCTAAACAACTTGATCCTATCGTCACATCTAAAGCGATTCAACAAAATATTGCTGCTATCGTCAGCGATATGTTGACTGAAGACAGGATGTTGGGGCGTCAAAACGCCGAAGAACGCGCACGAGCTTTTGCAGAACGTTTTAATACATTTTACCCAAATCTATTATAAGGAGACTATAGTTGTGACTAATCAGCTTATGTACACATTGATTCAATTTACCTGGGGCATTCTCCAAAACCTTGTGGGTTTGGTAATGTTTTTGGTATGCAAAATGCTTGGATATAAATCCAAGAAGTACAAAAATGCTATCGTGACCAAGTGGAACAATAAATACGGTTCCGTGTCACTTGGAATGTTTTTGTTTGTAACCGACGACGAAGACGAAGAGCTGGTGGCTCACGAATATGGCCACTCGTTACAAAGTCTGTTTCTTGGGCCGTTGTTCTTGTTTGTTATTGGATTGCCTTCAATCTGCTGGGCGGCGTTTGGCGACAATTATATGAAAAAACATAACAAGACTTACTATGACTTTTACACAGAAAAATGGTCCAATGAACTAGTCGGTTTAGACAGGTATGGCCATTTTCTTCCTAAAGCGGACGTGAACACAAAGAGCGATCATGAGTAAAAAGTTTTTCGTAATTGCCGATGTTCATTCGTTTTACACCGAAATGAAGAACGCGTTGGATGTGGCGGGGTTCGAAATTAACAACCCCGACCACATTTTAATCTCTTGTGGTGACGTGCTCGACCGTGGTCCACAATCATCGGAAGTGCTAGAATTCTTACTGTCTATCCCTAAAGACCGTCGAGTTTTTATTCGAGGTAACCACGAAGATTTGCTTGAAGATTGCATTAGCCGTCGTGATTTTTATCCCAATGATATTTCCAACGGCACGTTAAAAACAATTTTTAATTTGTGTGGTCTCCAAGATGACGCGTTTTGGTTTGGTGTTCCCGGCGACCCAAATGGTGATTATCATCAAATATTCGATCGCGTCGCCAATGTTAAACCATTATGGGATTACCTCGCAGAATGTGTCGATTTTTACGAGTTGGGCACATATATCTTTGTGCACTCCTGGGTTCCTATTGGTGTTACCGACTTACGACAAGCCACCAAAGAAGAGTGGCGCAGTGCAAGATGGGGAAATCCGTTTAAGTTGTGGAATCGTGGATACCGAATTCCTGACAAAACTGTCGTAGTTGGTCATTGGCACACAAGTTGGGCGCATAGTTTCTTACATAACAAGGGGACAGAATTTGGTGACGATTCTTGCTTTGATATCTTTGTCGATGATGGTATTGTAGGCCTCGATGCTTGCACAGTCCATAGTCACAAATGTAATTGTTTTGTCATAGAGGAGTAGAATGTCAGATTTTCAAGTAGAGATTCTTAGACATCCAACTGACGAAGATTGGATGTTATGTAAACAATGTACTTTAGTAACAATAGGCAAAGATGCTAAACAGCCGCCAACTGACGAGTGGAAGCACAGGATTTTAGCCTCTGAACACAGCCCAATTAGGGTATTACATTTTGTTTTTCGTATCACGAACGTCCCCTATTGGGTCGTAGGGCACTTAGTGAGGCACGTTCACGCCACACCGTTTGTTAAAACGCAACGGAACGATCGTCAGAAAAACTATGACCGAGGTAAAGCACCCCAAGATGCGCCGGTTGACTTTTGCTGGGAGATGAATGCTCAGGAGCTCATGACGATTGCCCATAAGCGTTTATGTAATCAAGCAAGTCCCGAGACGCGTGCTGTGGTTGCTGAAATCTGTCGTCAAGTGGAAATACTTAACCCTGAATTCAAAGGATTGCTCGTTCCAAACTGCGTCTATCGCGGAGGGAAATGTACAGAATTTTACCCTTGTGGAGCGGCCGAGAAAATGGTAGAAAAATATTCAAAAGGTGTCAGTGAAAGTTGACACCTTTCTGTATTTGTGGTAATATAACAAGAGAGAAAGGAGAGTTATATGTTTTGTTCTATACACAACCACACAGCCTATAGTAATTTACATTTGAGAGATTCCATCAATCGTATCCCTGAAATGATTAACAAAGCCATTGAATACGGCTTTAATGGTTTGGCGATCACTGACCACGAAGTTATTAGTGGTCATATTGAAGCTTTGAATTGTGGGGATAAAATACGTGAAGAACATCCTGACTTTAAGATTATCCTCGGTAACGAGATTTATCTTATAGACGAAAACGAATATAAAAACGCCGACAAGTATTGGCACTTCATTCTTTTGGCGAAAGACGAAATTGGCCACAGGCAATTGCGTGAGCTTTCCAGTCAAGCCTGGGAGCGCTCCTATATGGAACGCGGACAACGCCGCACACCCACTTTTTATCAAGACTTTGAAAGAATTGTTGGTAAAAATAAAGGACATTTGATTGCCTCTACAGCGTGCGTCGGTGGTCGTTTGGGTACGAGTATTTTACGCAGGGATTCGGATTCAATCAATTTCATGATCAATTGGATGGTAGACACTTTTGGTGAGGGAAATTGTTTTTTGGAGATGCAAGACTCCGATTCCGATGACCAACAAGATGTTAACCATTATATCATAAAGTTGTCTGAATTTTTTGGCATACCTTATATTGTAACACAAGATGCTCACTATCTTAACAAAGAAGATCTTTCTATTTTTGAAAAGTTCTTAAACAGTAAAGAAGAAAGTGACCGCGAAGTTAACGCGTTCTATAAATACACCTATATAAAACCTGAAGACGAGATTCGTCAAATCTTATCTTATCTTCCGAGCGACGTTGTCGATACCGCGATTAATAATACTCAATTAATTTATAATCAAATTGAATACTATGATATGCGCTGCCCCGTCATCGTTCCCGAACGTAAATTGCCAGAATTTCAAGTACGCCACTTGCTCAAGGATTGGTATGAGAGTTGCCCCAACATCAAGTTTTATGCGTATAGTGAATTCCCACAAGATAGATTTTTGTTATATTCTATTGAACAGGGGATTCTTGATAAAAAGTTTGTGGTAGGCAAAGAACAAGCAGAGAGAATAGAGATTGAGCTTTATACGCTTAAAGTGGTTAGCGACTCTCTTGGCCAACGCATGAGTGCCTATCTCAACTTAGTAAAAGAAATTATCGACATTGCTTGGGAAGTCACCTTCGTCGGTGTGTCAAGAGGCTCCGCAATGTCTTTTTTGATTAACTATCTTATAGGCATTACACAAGCCAATCCTATGGTATATAATGTCCCTTATTGGCGATTTATGAATATTGGAAGTGGGGCTACTCTACCGGACATCGATTGCGACTTCTCGAACGACAAAGCGCCAGAATTAATGGACGCGTTGCGTGAACATTACGGATATGATTGTATATTAAATACTTTAACTTACAAAAGAGAGTCGTTAAAGTCCGCAATTTTAACAGCTTGTCGCGGTCTTGACATTCCGGTGGATGAGGCGCAACCCTTGTCTGCTATGGTGCCAATGTCTCGTGGGCACGTATATACTTTGGACGAGTGTGAGAATGGGGATGAAGAGAAAGGATATGAACCCGCTCCCGAACTTATCAAAGCGCTTAAAGCCTATCCTAATCTTTATGAAACGGTCTGTAAAATAGAAGGGTTAATTTCAGGTGCGGGAGTTCACGCTTCAGCTTGCTATGTGTTCTCTCACGGCTATCTTGAACATTTAGGAATGATGCGTGCCCCCAATGGAACTCGTATCACTTGCTATGATTATCGTGCAGCAGATCAGGTTGGTTCATTGAAGTTTGACTGTTTATACACCGATGCTCAAACCAAACTAATGAAATGTATAGAGCTGTTGCTTAAAGCGGGTGAGATTCAATGGCAAGGTTCGTTAAGAGCAACTTACAACAAGTATTTACATCCTGATGTGCTTGATTATACAAATCCTCAAATGTGGGAAGATATGCAAAATGGCAAGATCGCCAATCTCTTCCAGTTCGAAACTCAAGTTGGAGCCGTTTGTATCAAACGTACTCGTCCTACGTCGGTTGCGGAACTTGGAGCAGCCAACGCTGTTATGAGATTAATGGGCGAAGAGGGCGAAGAACGCCCCCTGGACAGATATGTTAGATTCCGTAACGATATCAATGAATGGTACAAAGAAATGGATGAAGCTGGTTTAACTCCTGAAGAACAGCAAGTTCTCAAAGAAGAGTTGTTGTCCAAATATGGCAATTCTGTTGAACAAGAAGATATGATGCGCTTAGTACAACGTCCTGAAATTGCGAATTTCACTTTGGGCGAGGCAAACTTGTTGCGCAAAGCAGTGGCGAAAAAAGACGCAAAGAAAATTGAGAAAATGAAAAAACGTTTCTTTGAGGCAGTTGACGAAGGGGGAGAATGAACAAATGGCTAGAAAAGAGTATCTTGATTATTGTTGGAACCATTTAGTTAAACCGCAAATTGGTTATAGCTTTTCTATTCCTCACGATATTGCTTATAGTATCGAAGCAGTACAAGAGGCAAACCTTGCTACGCGCTATAATCCCCTCTTTTGGTCGTGTGCTTGCTTGTGTGTGAACGCAGGTTCTTCTGCCACCGATTTCGAAGACGGTGGTGACGAAGATTATGGCGATGAAGAAAATATCACTTCGCCCTGGGAAACCGATGTCGACGACGATATTAGTGATGCCGATGAGATCAAAAAGACTAAATCCGTTCCCATCAACTATCCCAAAATTGCCAAGGCTATCAGCGACGCACAGCAAAGCGGTGTGCAAATTATGTTGCCTGATATTAATCTAGCACAGTTAGACTTCATTCCCGACATTAAGCACAACGCTATTATTTATAGTTTGTCGACCATTACTAACATCAACCAAGAGTGGGCTAAGGCCATCATTGCTGGCCGTCCTTACTCCTCGCTTGAGGATTTTATGAGCCATCTGACACTCACGCCGGTTCAAATGATTTCATTGATTAAAGCAGGTTCTTTTGATGCCATTGAGAACCGTCCGCGTCAGGCAATCATGCGCTCATATCTCGAAGCGTATGCTCGTACCAAAGTAACCTTTAAAGAAAAGGTAACCGCCGTCCATTTGGGTAAAGCTATTGAGTTTGGTATTGTCCCTGACGATTATAAATCTCACGTTCGCATGTTTAACTATAAAAAGTGGATTGATAAAAACGAGAAACAGGCGGACAAGAAAATCTACGCTATCGTCGACCCTGACAGTGTTCAATTCTTTGAGCGCTACCTCAAAGATAAAATGGTGTTGGGCAAAGATTACGATACCGTTCCAGCTGGATATACATTCAAAACCTCAACTTTTGAGAAAAAATACAAAGAGATTATGGAACCCATTATGGAGTGGTTTAGCTCCAACGAAGGCCGTCAAGCTTTATATCGTGCGGAATGTGAAGATGTGGTTAAGTCAATGTGGGATAAATATTGCCAAGGAAGTCTGAGCACGTGGGAAATGTCATCAATGAGTTTCTATTACAGCGGCCACGAATTGGCGAATATGAAATCGCTCGCATATAATCTACGTTCTTTTAAAGACCTCCCCGAAGAACTCAAACCTCTTAGGATGAAAACGCTTAAAAGCGGCAAAGAAACTCCCGTATACGATGTGGTTGGTATTGCTGGCACTGTGGTCGGCGCTAATAATAATAAACATATTGTGACCTTACTCACCCCAACGGGCGTGGTAGATGTCAAGTTTTATGCCGAGGCTTATATTCATTATAACAAGAATATTAGTACGGTGGATGCCAATGGCAAGAAAACAATGATTGAAAAATCTTGGTTTACACGCGGTAATAAATTGCTTATATATGGCGTACGCCAAGAAAATATGTTTTTACCAAAGACCGATTATGATAAGGGTATCCGTCATTCGGTTAATTTAATTGAATCATGCTCGAGCGAATATCCCAAACTAAAATTCGAGCGTGAAAAAACAAAGAATTCGTCACAATAAGTTGACAACAGGAGCTTTTTGTGTTAATATGAATTCAAATTGCAAGCAGAGGTAGTAATGGACGCAAATTACGCATTGGCCGCATCGTCGGCTTTTGAAGATAAAGTTAGATTAAAAGTACGAGTTGAAAGGATTATTTATCCAAAAAATGGTCAAACTTCCGGTAGTTGGACCATTGCTGCTTTTCGTATTGAGGAAGTGCTGGAGGGAGAGGTTCCAGAATGCTTTCAGTGGTCTTTGCGTTTTACTGCCAAGGGCTCGATGCCTGCGTTAAATGCACGTGACACTTACACAATGGTTGCTCATCTTGTCGAAGACGCCAAATACGGGTTGCAATACGAAGTCGATCTGATGTGTCTTGATTACGACTTGACCGATAAAGATGACCAACTTAAATTTTTCTCTTTCTTTTTAACTCCAACACAAACTGCGGCGTTATATGAGAATTGCGATAATCCATTGGTGCTGTTACAAAACCACGACACGAAAGCCTTAATGAAAATAAAAGGTATTGGTCCGGTGACAGCACAACGTATGATTAACAAGTACGAGGACAGTAAAGATTTAAGTCTCGCATTTGTTCGGTTTTATGATCTAGGGTTAACGAAGGGTGCGATTGAGAAATTGGTGCACTTTTATGGTTCTCCTGAGGCGGCGGTCGAAGTTATCGAAAAGAATCCGTATTTGTTAATTATTCAAGTGCCTGGTTACGGATGGGCTAAGGCAGACGCTATAGCGATGTCACAAGGACTTGCTCACGACTCTGATGAACGTATGGGCGCCTATCTAGTATATTATCTCAGAGAACAAGCAGAGATGAACGGCAACTCTTGGGTAAGCGTCGAAGACTTGTGCGTGGTTATTGACCAGGTGTGCGACCCACAAAACGATGAGCGAATTTATGAACTTATTCGTCGTAATATTAAAAATCACGTTTTGTATTATGATAAAGAAACTGAACGTGTTGGGTTAATGGAATACCGTGAACTTGAACAACAAATCGCCAATGAGATACTTCGTATTCAACGCGGCGCAGCTCATATTGAGATTAACCCAGAACGAGCCGAAACAATAATTCGCAGCGTGGAACTAGAACAAGGCTTCGAATATACTGAGGAACAGCGAACCGCGATTTGGAATACTTTGAACAATCAGTTCAGTATTTTGACGGGTGGGGCCGGATGCGGCAAGACATCAGCGGTTAATGGCATCGCTCACGTCCTCGAAGCCCATAATTTTCGCGTTGCTCAAGTGTCCTTATCAGGTCGTGCTGCCTCTAAATTGACCGAAATAACCCACATCGAAGGACGCACCATTCATCGTCTGCTTAAGTATGATCCAGAGTCGGGTAAATTCTTCCACAATAAAGAGAATCCATTACCATATGACATTATTATCGGCGACGAAGTATCAATGTGGGGTGGGGAAATTACCCTCTCTTTACTACAAGCAATCCCCACCGGCGCCAAAGTGTTATTTATTGGTGATACCAAACAGCTTGAAGCAATTGGGTTAGCCAGTGTTCTTACTGACACAATTAAATCACACACGATGCCAACTGTCCAATTAACAAAAATACAACGACAACAGGCAGATAGCGGCATTATCACACAATCACTTAAGGTTGCATGTGGAGAACAAATTGTGGGGCCGAAAACCAGTGGTGTTGAATATCGTGGAGTTCGTAAAGATTTTAAACTCGTTACTTATATTGATAGTGCTTTGACACAATCAAAAATTATTGACGAGTTTAAGGAACTTTATATTAACCAACACGTTCCAGCAAATGACATCCAGGTGTTAGTTCCGATGCGTAGTCGAGGCGAGGCCAGCTGTAGAGCGTTAAACCTAGCCATTCAAGAGATTGTCAACGGTACGCCAAGTGTGGATGAAATAACAGTACCATATACCGACGGGAACTATAAATACAGTTATACGTACCGTCCTAATGATCGAATCATCATTATGAAAAACAACTACAAGACCATCAATATAGAAGGCAACAAAGAACCTATCTATAATGGGAATGTAGGTTATATTAAACAAATCGGACCTGATTTTATGATTGTCAATTTGACAGAGCAAGGTGATATTATTTTGGGAGCAGAGGATTATAACAACCTTTCTTTAGGATATGCTATCACCGTGCATAAAAAACAGGGCGACTCATCCCCGTATGTAATCGGAGCTATCGACAGCTCGTCATACGCCCTAATGTCCAAAGAATTACTGTACACAATGATTACTCGAGCTCGTAAATATTGCGTTTTGATTGGACAGAAGAAAATTTTACAACAAGCAGTCAAAATTAGTCGTGTGAAAACAAAACAAACCTGGCTGTGCGAGCTCTTGCAAGAAGCGACAAAACCAAAGGAGTATGCAGATGACCAACAAGTGTGAAGAGTTTACAAATCTTGATGAACTTACAGTTGAATTGGGGAAACTTGGGCAAGTTAGTCCCCTTCCTAGTTTGAATGAATACGAAACCTATCTCGATCTCAACGAACGTATTATTTATATCGATTTCGATATCGACGACACTCTTATTGAGTACTCTCGTCGAATCATTCGTTGGAATCGCCAAGATAAGGATATACCCATCGAAGAACGCAAACCCATTAAAGTTTTAGTAAATTCTTATGGTGGAAGTCTGGACGCTTGCTTGCACTTCATTGACACTCTGTTGCTGAGTAAGACTCCGGTGTACACTTACAACGTAGGTGTAGCAATGTCGGCTGGGTTCTATATCATGCTCGCTGGTAGCCAGCGTTTTGCGTATCCTAACGCTCAGTTCTTAATCCATAGTGGTTCTGGCGGTGCTGCGGGGACCTATGAACAAAGCAAAAGCCAAATGGAACACTATACGCGGTGTGTAGAATTACTGAAAAAATATGTCCTCGATAGAACCACTATTCCAGAAAAGACATATAATAAAAAAAGAAGCACAGAGTGGTTTATTTGGGCAAAAGATGCTATAGAGTTAGGTATCATCCACGGATTGGTTTCGTCGTTGGATGAAATTTAAAAAAGTTTTTTGTCATTACGTGTTGACAATTTTCCAAAAGTGTGCTAATATCAATGTATAAACAACAAGTGAGGTACACTATGGAAAATTGCAACGCAACAAAACACGGATTAGAAAGAGTGATTCAACGCTCAAATTGTAAAGACGCTGTCGCATATATCGACAGAGCATATCGCAACGGTAAAAAGCCCAACACGTTTACGCATCCCAAATTTCGTAAGTATTTACAAAAGGTCGCGTCTCGTTCTTGTATAGACGCAGAGCTCAGGGTATTCGGGAATCAAATCTTCGTGTTTAGCCCAACTGCTGAACTAATCACAGTTCTGGACATTCCAGATACATATGGGATACACAAGTATCGCAAGTAACAGGAGACGATTATGATTGAACTTAGGAAAGCTATGAGACAAGCTGGCTGTTCATCGGCTTTTATCTCATTTGCGACACGACTTCTTCGTGAACAAGAAATAATTTGGTCGGATACTCAAATTGAGTCGAACTGGATTAGTGTTCGCATTGAAGACGGTTATAGAAGAATAGAAATTGACGACTGAAAGGAGAATTTGTATATGCACGACAATATATATGTCGAAGGACTTGAAGAAGGCCAGGTGTTGGCCGATGAAATATGGACAAAGATCGACCAAGAAATCGCTCTTCATTCTGAGGACGAATTAAAAAAAGGATTTATCGTTCGCGGTTTTAGTGATTATTTGTTCCTCGTCATTAAAAAAATGAATCTTGAATTCGATTTTATCAAATTGGTTCCTGTATTCACGGCTGAGGACGCAGAACAAAAACTTGCCGACCTGAACGTCTTGGATATTGCTCCCGGTGGTGTTTCGAGAATCACTGGAGAATGCTGCCCAGATAAGGTATGGTTAATTAATCTCGACGGGTTGATTAAGAATCCTGCCACCCATCATTTGTGTAAATTTAACAAAGATAAGCTTGGTAAGGTTATTATCGCACATAATGAGGCATTCGGTCCGTTCTATGTGGGCGTCCCCAATAGCGACAGCGACGGCGACGGTAACTTCAACTGTGTTGGGTTCTTACATATTGATGAAGCCATCGATTTTATCGAAAAGAAAAAATGGCTTGACAAAGATTATATGCAGGGTACCAACCAACAGGAGGCATGATTATGCAAGCGGAAAAGTATTTATGTTTTGAACTCACAGGAGTTTTAGAAGGTGGTCAAGCAAGCAAAGACTTTAACGACTTCATTAGAATCCTCTTGGCGCAAGAACAAGATATTAAAATCTGGAGCGATGGAATGTATGTCAGCGTAGAGTACGATTACGCAGACCGCGACTACGGGTGTCCGTATCTTGTGTGGGTAGATCCGACCAAGGAATACATCAAAGAGTACGCTGCGGATTCCGAAGAGGAACCTGAGGAAAAAGAAGAAGAGGGCGACGACGAAGAAATTCCTCAGCCCGCCAATGTTGTCTTCCTAGACAAATAACAACTTGCGGTGTAATACCGCACGTGGGGCATAGAAAAGTTTCGACCGTACTTAAATCCGAAGTGAACTGTACGGGACCTGGGGGCAGCACCCAGATGTTCCACCAATATCAGAGAAGGATTTGGCAGACAGCACGAGTGTTGTGACACTAGAATAATCCGAAGCGTTATCGGACGAATGCACCGAAGGTTGACGAGCAACGGAAAAACTCGAACTCTTTTCTAGGGTTCTCCTGGCGTTGGCGGACAACGTAAAAATCACCCATTTTCTTTTTCGTTTGTGTGGGTCGCCAATCCTTCCTCTGATATTACAAAAAATCCCCAAAAATACGGCAAATAAAACTGTGATTTTATTTGCACTGTTTTGTCACTAGAAGTTGACAAAATCCATATAAAGCAGTAAAATTTTGACATAACACAACTTGGAGCATATTTATGGCTAAACAGAAAAAACTTTTTGCTCGCCCCTTCGTGAAGTGGGCAGGTGGTAAAACCCAACTCATTCCTCAATTGGATAAACTTCTTCCGGTGTCTAAATCAGGCGAAGACTTCTACACTAGAGTGAAGTCAGGGGAATACACAACATATGTAGAGCCGCTTGTTGGCAGTGGGGCAATGCTTTTTTATATGATGCAACGTTATCCGTTCCGTCGCGGCGTTATTTGCGACCGTAATGCTGAACTGATTAATGTGTATCAGTGCCTTAAGAGAAATCATCAAAGATTAATAGACGAATTGCGTACGCTTCAAACAAAGTACGACGGACAGGCGACCTTGGATGGTAAGAAAGGGGTTTACCTGTTGACAAGACAATCGTTCAACACCACCGAGCTCTCTCATACAAATTGTTACCAAAAAGCGGCTGAGTTTATTTTTCTAAACAAAACCTGTTTTAATGGTTTGTATAGAGTCAACAGTAAGGGCGAGTTCAATGTTCCGTTTGGTCAGTATGAAACAGCAACGATTTGCGATGCTGACAACCTCAAGAGATGCGCGGACATTCTTCAAAAGGTGGATATTTACCGTGGTGATTTCACTGAAGTAGAGTGGGATATCGAGAAAGGCTCTTTTGTCTACTTCGATCCCCCTTACCGTCCTCTCAAGGGTAAAAACTCTTTTACCGCTTACGACAAAGATGGGTTCGGTGACGAAGAACAAAACCGCCTGTGTGAGTTTTTTATCAAAAGTGGTCAAACCGGCGCGGCGACGATGTTGTCGAATTCGGCTGACGAAAATGACACTTCTCTTCGTGATAAATATGAAAGCACAGAAGGACTGTATGTTCACGAAGTTTTAGCTCGTCGTAACATCAACAGTAAGGGCGATGCACGTGGGCAAATCAAAGAGTTGGTTATTGTTAATTACAAGTAGGATATTTTATCATTATCCGAAAGTTTTGCTGGTGTGGCTCAATGGCAGAGCAGCTGATTTGTAATCAGCAGGTTGTTGGTTCGACTCCGACCACCAGCTCCATATAGGTTAACCGCCTTGCAAACCTAAGTGAGTTGCAACACCTCTAGGGGAGATAAAAGGTTGGGTGTTCTGATTGACAACGCTGCTAAAATGAAGAGTCAATAAGTGGTCATTTCAATTTGCAACGTGATGACTGCGAAATCAATGGCGTATAGTGTAATGGTGAGCACAGCAGACTTTGACTCTGCTAGTAATAGTTCAAATCTATTTACGCCTGCCACCAGTGGTTGCATACCGCCACTAAAATCTAGGATATGTTGACATCCAGCGAAAGTGCTGTAAAAACTCCTGCTTGGATAAATGTTGGAGGGCGTGGTTGATTTTATCCTACACCACACAAATCGGGTAAAGCCGATATTGACGTTAGGTTGTCTCGTTTCTAACATTGTCAATTGGGCAAACGAGGCTGACTGTCGAACAAAGATTCGTCCAAAGCTCGAGATACGGCAAGAGGAGCAATGAAGGTGATTGGCCTATTCCTTCAAATAATTAACTAACATAAAGTTTTATCTGGTTCGGTAGTTCAGTTGGTTAGAACGCTAGCCTGTCACGCTAGAGGTCAGGGGTTCGAGGCCCCTCCGAATCGCCATCCATTGGAGGTTTATATGATTGACGATAAGCCTGTAATTGTTACAGACCCTAAGAAAATCAAAGAGATTAAAGAAGCATTGAAATCTTCTAAAAATTCATTTACAAATGTAAAAGCAGCAGAAAAAGACAAGTTGCCTGAAAATGCAGCCGAGATGTGGTTTGGGAAACGCAAACAATAACAATATGTGACCGTGGCGGAATTGGCAGACGCGCCAGCCTTAGGAGCTGGTATCACAGATGTGTGAGTTCGAGTCTCACTGGTCGCACCACGGCGACACGACAAATGGTCGCCCGACTGACAAAAATCGTATGTGCAGTGATAGAGCATAGGTTACTAACTAATTCGCGGTAAGTTAAATGTAACAAGATACTCAAAGTACAAGAGTATGGTAGTAGTTTGGAAACGGTTCTACTACAAAATTTTTGAACGGGGCTACCCAAAAAATGCTCCCAAAATCCGGGATGTCAGAAGTATGGGCGGCCCCCTTTTCTTCGGGGTGTAGCGCAGCTGGGAGCGCACGTGGTTTGGGACCATGAGGTCGCACGTTCAAATCGTGTCACCCCGACCAAAATAATTTTTAAGGAGCAAGGTATATGATAATTCTTTACAGCACACACTGTCCCAAGTGTAAAATGCTTGAGACAAAACTTACCCAAGCGGGTGTAGATTTTACAGTAGTTGACGACATCGAACAAATGAAAGCATTGAAATATAATTCAGCGCCTCACTTGGTTGTCGACGGAGTATCTTATGATTTCAATGAAGCCATCAAATGGCTGAAAACCAGAGGTTGACCCTTATAAAAGGGCAACCCCTTTTTTACTAATTAAAATATATATGGGAGTATTCTATGACAAAACGAAAGCTACACATTAATATCAACCTTGACAAAGATTTTGTCACTACACTTAAACACCTCAATAGAAAATACGGTGACCAAATGTGTTATCTCAACGGCTTAGCCGACAAACAAATTAATTATACAGAGTTCATCGATCAATTTGTGAAGTCTACATCAGTTGCCGATGCTTCTATTGACAGCAACGCTAACATAGACCATAAAGATATTACGACGCTCGAGAATGAAATGTCAAAACCGCATTCTAAATTACTGGCCTTTCATAAAATTTTCTATGAAATGAAAAAGAAATACGGTCTTAAAGAAGCCAAAAAATGGGCGGAAGAAGAGTGGAACGGCGGGTTTTATTTGCATGATTTTTGTTCGGCCACGTTCCGTTCCTATTGTTTCGCTTATGATCTAACCCCCCTCGTAAATAAAGGGTTGTTCTTTGTGAACAATTTCAACGCACAGCCGCCCCAACATCTAACAACCTACACGGATTTTGTTGGAGAAATGGTAAGCTGGTGCGCAAACAGAACTTCCGGTGCTGTTGGTCTTCCCAACTTCTTGATTTATAGTTTTTATTTCTGGAAGAAAGATTGTGAGAATAAATACTATCTCCATTCTCCCGAATATTACCGTGACCAAGAGTTCCAGCGTATTATTTATAAACTGAATCAACCTTACCTGCGCGTTACGCAAAGTGCATTTACAAACTTTTCTATCTTTGACCGCGAATACCTTATGGCACTGTTCGGCGGCGTAGAGTATCCTGATGGAACGTGTGTGATTGACTACATCGACGAACTCATCGAATATCAAAAAGCCTTTATGGAAAAGGTTAGTGAAATTCGTTCGATTAACATGATGACGTTCCCGGTGCTCACCTATGCTCTTCTTCGTATCGACGGCAAATTCGTTGATGAAGATTTTGCCAAATGGTGTTGCAAACATAATATGAAATGGGCCGACAGCAACTTCTTTATCAGTAAAGATGTTACCAGTCTTTCAAACTGTTGTCGCCTTGTGAGTGATGTTAAAAATCTTGGGTGAAGATTAAAAAGATGCCCTTTAATCCCTTTTCTGGTTTATCACCAGGGTCGCATAAGCGGCTAACGGGGAACCCTAAGTTCCATTGAATATGGGAATCCCGTGGGAAGGAGAGTGAAATATGCAAAAAGCTATTTACAAAATTACAAATCAAGTTAACGGGAAGAGTTATATTGGACAATCCGTGAATCCAGAACGTCGTTTTATTGCACATAAATCGCATGCTAGGAATCATGATTTTAGCTCTTCACAAATTTTATATTTCGCAATATTAAAATATGGCGAAGAAAATTTTAAAATGGAAATTCTCGAGTGGACAGAGAATTACAATGAAAAGGAACGTTATTACATACAATATTATAACACATTGGCTCCAAACGGTTATAATATTGCCAAAGGTGGTGACGATCCGCCGCGATTGTTGGGAGAAAATCATCCTCGTTCAGTGGTTTCCAATAAACAGGTTGATATCATTATTGCAGAACTGAAACGAGGTGTGTTAACAGAACCACAAATAGGAAAACTGTTTAACCCACCCATTCGACAGCCTGTGATTCATAATATTAATTTTGGAATCACTTATAAGCGACAAAATGAGGTTTATCCCATTCGAACACAAGGTCCTTACAACTTGTCCACAATTCAACTTGATAATATTATTTGGCTTTTGCAAAATAGCCTCTGTACAATGCAAACAATAGCAGATTATTTTAACTTTAATGTTAGCACAATAAAAGCTATTAACACCGGTCGTAATCATTTCAACCCCGAACTTGATTACCCCCTTCGCAAGTTCAAAGGCACCGCACACTCTCAACCTGTAGAGACTATCCTGGCCAACAGGAGTACGCTTATTATTGATACATAAGCGGAAATGGGGATTTGCGACAATTGACATTGTCGTATAAGAGATAGCCCAGCCCGTTTGGAAACATACGGAGTCCTGATTTTAATTCCATCGGCGGAACCGCCCTCGAGGTCGGCTCTGTCAAAGTCAACACAATCAACTTAGCTCGCATCGCATACACTACAAAAGTATGGAGCGAGAAAAACCACATCACCAACAAAGCACAAATTAAAGCCTATTATCTCGACTTGCTCAAATCGAAGGTTAACCTGTGTTTAAGAGTGCTTGACCGTGTGCGTTCAATCATTGCTCGCAATATTGAAAAAGGATTGCTCCCCAATTACACACTCGATCTCATTCACCTCAAGTCCCAATACAACACAATCGGAATCACAGGTTTATGGGAAGCAATCAAACACTTAAACGGCACATATGTCGACACCCTTGGTAACGCGAATTACACGCCAAGTGGCCTTGAATTTGCCACCGAAATCCTCGCTGCTATTCATGATGCAAAAGACCTGTTTATCCAGACAGAAAAGGTAGATTATCAAATCAATATTGAACAAGTACCTGCTGAACGCTGCGCAACTATTTTACAAGAAAAAGACAAACTCCTGTACAAAAATGGTGAGTATGATCTTCCTCTTTACGGCAACCAATGGATTCCGCTGGCGACGCACACTTCGCTCCACAATAAAATGATAGCGAGCTCAACTCTCGATGCGGCTTGCAGTGGTGGTTCGATTGCGCATATTAACATCGACGCGCCCCTCTCAGACTTCGACACAGCATGGAAACTGCTCAACACTGTAGCCGACTTTGGAGTCCCGTATTTTGCCTTCTGCACCCGCATCAGCGCGTGTAAAAATAACCACGGGTTCTATGGCGATGTCTGCCCAATCTGTGGAGAACCCGTCGAAACAACTTACCAACGCATTGTCGGATTCCTGACGCCGGAAAAAACATATTCCAAAGAACGCAAGGCGGAATTTGCAAAACGCGACTGGTTTTCGGTGAACTCTGATGAAAATTAAGTTTATCAAAGACGAAGATTTCGTCAATTATAAGAAGCCCGCCATGTTCATCGGGGCGTGTATGTGTGATTTCAAATGTTGCACTGAAAACAATCTCCCTATCTCCACGTGCCAAAACGCGGAGTGGGGACAATGTCCCATTAAATCAATTCCGACTGACGACATCATCCTTCGTTTTCTTACAAATCCATTCACCGATGCTATAGTTTTTGGTGGTCTCGAACCCTTCCTTCAAATCACCGAAGTCATTGAATTTATCGACCGGTTGCGGAACGTTCACAACAGTAACGCCGACGTTGTAATTTATACAGGGTATACAGAGGAAGAAGTGCGTAGCACGCGGTTTAGTCATGAATACCACCAACTTCAACAGTATCAAAACGTTATTGTTAAATTTGGGCGGTATATTCCCAATCGCCCTTCGAGATATGACGATGTCTTGGGAGTCACGCTGGCGAGCGATAATCAATACGCCAAACTTTTGTAAAAACCCTAAAGAAACTTGTCACATAATGTTGACAGGTTTCTTTTTTTTTGCTATACTCAATATGTAATTAAAAACCGACAAGGAGCGACAACTATGGATGAATTTTTCTTAACGTGGTTAGCGATGGAACAAGATATTCAAGACGAGCAAATGACGGCGCTCGAAGATTACGGGTTCGATGACGATGACGACGAATATCAGTACGATGATATCGACGACGATTCCGACGACGAATTTTTCGATGATTGCCTTGACTGCTCTGGCCCGTTGTGGGGAATTGACGACGACACCGTAATGGACGACGAGGATTACGACGATGTCCAACTCTAAAGCCGACATTCAAATTATGAAAATTGCAAAAATCCTACACGGTCCTTCGTGTGGGACGACAAACTGCGCCGATTGTCATTATCATGACATTCCGTCAATCTTTCCAGTCAACGATAGGTGCCACGATTATTATTCGGCAATCGAATTGGTGAAGCAAGGATTCGTGGACGGCGCAGATTTTGTTCAATTTCTAAACGATGCGGGCAACATAACAGACGGCAATCCCAAAGACCTGATACGCAAATATCAGGACACCGTTTTACACGAATTTTTGGAGGAACACAAAGATGACTAAACAAGAGCAAATCGAAGAAATGACGAAAGAAAGAAACGAAATAAAAGATATTATGAAACTTTTAGATAAATGTGTTTCATTAAATCCAATGTATAAAAGTGAAGTTGCAAGTGTTCTCTATGGAAATAACTACCGAAAACTCCCCGAAGATAGCGTGGTGCTTTCAAGAGAAGAGTATGAAATGTTAAAAAGTTTATACGATACTCAAAAAGGTGCGATTATGACTTCAAGTATAGGTGATTTACCCTTAACAGTTGAAGGGTTACGAAAAGCAGTTGACGAGATTACAAGACTGAATAGAGTTGAAACTGAACTGCAAGAACTCAATGCAAAATATTACAACGAAGCGAAAGATTTAAGGCGAGAACTCAAACAAACGCGCAAAGATACAGCGAAAGCTATTTTGAATGTCCTATATTTTAATTTGCAAAATGGCGTGATGGGTAGGATTCAAGAAATTGCAAAAAACTACGGTGTGGAGGTAGAACAATGAACAAAGACGAGATTAAGAAAGCGTTAGAGTTTTGTGCCGACGCTTCCCCTTGCGAGGGCTGTGCGTATCACGACGACTTAATGTGTACCGACAAACTAAAAACCGATGCTCTCAACGTTATTATTGAACAAGAACAAGAGATTGAAAAGTGGAAAAACGATTACGCAAAATTGCAAGAACAGTTTGCGCAATATCAAATGGCGAGCGACAAAGAGATAATAGCACAACGAAAACAAGCCAAAATCGAAGTGTTGAACAAGTTGAAAGAACGCGTTGAAACCGCAATAGATGCTTATTTCAATTTAGATAGTGGTGGTTATTATCTTGCAGAGGGTGCGTTAGATGATATTGACGAACTCATCGAGGAGGTAGAAGAATGAATATAACGGAAGACATAACTCTTTTTATTGAGGCGAACTGTTAAAGGAGTATGAAAATGACACTTAAAGAATTATTGATACAATATGGAAACACAACCGATCCGGTTAAAGAAGCAGAGATCATAAAAAGATGGTTTGTTGAAAACGACTTTGAAGATGTAGGACTTTCTATGATTTCCAGCTTGTCGGCGCATAAAATCAAGAAATTACAAGACAAGTTATCATTTGCACAATCTTGGCTTCCGAGCAAGATTGATGTGAACTGTAACAAAGAGTTTGCTAACGATAAACTAACTGCCGATATGTTAAATCGCATTATAACATATTGTATGCTGTCTATGTCGTTACCAGACGACATTCTCGATTGGGCAAAAGAAAATATTCCAAACATAAACGTTCCGAGAGTATTTTTTATGCCGACAGTAAAATACCTTAAAGAAAGATATAATATAGAATTTAAGGATAAACCACAGTGGGAGTTTTAGGAGAATATTTAAGGTGGTAAAATGACAGATAAACAACTTGAAGATAAAATAAGAAAAGTATCGAATAAGATTAGTAATTATACAAATAAAAACATAGAATATTGCTGCACCTTTGAGTGTAGGTGCCCGTTTATGGACAATGACGATTTTAGCAATATATCGTGTACTGTATGTAAAGTAATCGGTGCGGCAATAAGAGCAGACGCAATAACAGTAGGAGAATAAAAGGGTTACATTATGAAAACAATTTATATAATAAATTACGATACAGAATTTTTTATCACCGAAATCCCCATATTGACGGAATCTGACCAGGCGTACATCTTCGATTATGAACGTCTCACTACCGACCAACACCGCGCTCTCGATTGGGAAGACACCTTGAATAAAAGCGAAGAAAATACTACCAACTGGACGACCGACAAGACACGCTTTGAAACTCTGAAACGAGATTATATCAAAAACAAGTTAGCACAACTTAACGCCGGTGTCATTTGTGCCACCAGCCGCTTTGACCGCGCTGTTCTCAGTGCGCATCAACTGGGGTTCATGTTCTGAAAAAATTTTTTCAAAATATGTTGACAAAATCTAATCCCTGTGCTATACTAACAATATAACACACAAGGAGCGTAACAACTATGGAATTATTGTTAACCAGTTTAGATCTCACAATCAGTGAGGATTATGACGACAAATTTGAAGCCCTCACCGCCCTCGAGGACTTCTCAGATGACCTGAAAAAACACACCCCCGAAGAAGTCTTCCAATTCATTAAAGATTGGGTGAAAAAAACACGTCGCACGCTTCGCGAAGAACTCGTCGAAGATGGACGTTGTCCTGATTGCGGCGAAGAGCTCGAAAATGAGGTTGAAACCGACATAGGGTACCTGGATGGAAGACCTGCTTATCAAGTAAGCGAAGTCGTCGGAAGGTATTGCCCTGAATGTGGTTGGGAGGAATGAGCATGGCACAATCGACCATCACTACCGAAGTGAGCAAAATCATCTTGCCGATATATAACATGTCCACCAAAGAGATTCTTTTATCTCTTTTCCTGGAACTTACACAAGCTGTGGATTTTTTAATCCCCAATAAAACATATTATTTCTCGTATTATACCACCACGGTTGACGATGAGGTTACACACCATCTGCGCCTGGGGAAACCGGACGCTGCTGACATCGCTCGAATCAAACAAACTATCGCGGACCCAAATCAGGTCCAGGAAATAGATTGTTTCTTCCCGCGTGTGTTTGAATTGGTGATGGACCGAACCCTCGGTTATAAAACTCTCACCGATATCAATAAAAACCTGTTCCGAGCATTCCTCGCGAAAATGGCAGATGGTATCGAGAATAACAAATTACTATTGAACGACTTTATAATACTTACAGAAAAGCGCCAAAATACTCAGCTGCCGCTCGCAGTCTTGATTTATTGGTTTCCCAAACAAGAGGAGGTATAATATGGCAAACAATAGAATCTACTTAAGATGCAAACAATGCGGAGACGCTCTTTATTTGGGCAAACACGACGGCGATGGCCTGTGGGTTTATCAAGAATACGGTATTCCCCTCTCGCAAGCCCTCAACGACTTCTTTTTCGCTCATCACAGGTGCACAAAACCCCTCCCGGAAGGCGAGTACAACCTCGGTCTTGGTACGCCGTTCTCGAAAATCACGCGATTTGATACTAACTTCGAAATCGCATACGAGTGCGACGACGATGAGACTATTAACGAAGAAGACTTATAACAGACGCGAGGTTTGATATGGTTAATCGCAAGTTAAATAACGCCATCAGACAAGTGGTGACCGACGCGCTCAGAAACCTAAATTATCCCTGTTACCACTCATCACTCAATGTGTGGGGGAACGAAGTCATCATTGCGTATCCCGAATCTCCCGGAAGTGACAATTATAAAGAACTCCGTGGTAAACTGGAAACTTATAGGGTGTCCTTGCCAGTAGACGACAACACCGATCTACAAGCGCTCGCCAAAGAGTTTGTTACTCAAGCAGAAAAGATAGAGCAAAAGGCTTACAACGAAGCGCTCGGCAAATGGTCAGAAACTTACCCCACAGACATCTTGCGCGAAACGATGGAATGCCACGAACTTTGTGGTTGGAGTTTGTTAATACACGACGGCGAGGGGGTTATTTATCACGGCAGAGCAACCATCGTGCATTACGCACTATACCTTCCTAATCTACAAAAACTATACGAAGAATAGACGAAAAGAGAGATAAATCATGAAAATTAAAGAAAGCAAAAAGATGTCCCACAAGGACGTATTACAGTTTTTCAACACCCTCACCCTCATCGGCACCAGTATGAGTGGTCCTAAAGAAGAGAGCGACGTAGCTCTCACGGCGTTTTACTCACTCATAATAAGTCGCCGCAGTGTGGTTGCTTACATAACCCGCGCCCTCGCTCCTATTGGGCTAGAGAAGTTTATGCCCACCCATGAGCTGATCGCTTACATCCAAAAAACCGTTGATGAGCGTCTCATGCAACGGCTGGCGACTTATTCGTGCCAGAAAACAGAATACGACGAAACCAAAGTCTGCGTAGAGAGACGTAGTGAGCTCACTCTTGACGAAGACCGTTACACCGAAAAAAGGAATGAGTCTCTCACGATGCTCTTCTCTAGACGCGCCAAATATAACTTCTGTTATAATGTCATTTGCACTCAGCTCAACAAAATAGCTCAAGCGATGGCGATGACGATTGATTACGCCACGATTCTCCACGAGAGTGAGCAGCGACTCCTCACGGCGATGGGGAAAGAGAATGAGCCGTTATTTAACGTAAAGGACTGAACCGCGAACCGGCGGTTAAATAGGAGAATTGAATTATGATATTTGGAATAACGGCTACTTCGAACTTTGATTACGGATGCACACAGGGGGAGGAAGACAAACAAGTGCTTCTGCGACATTACCCCCTTTTAGAAGATCGACTAATAGATGGTTGTATGAAGGCGAAAAGATATAATACCTTGTATCAACTGATTGAAGTCGACACGTTTGAAGAAATTATGGATTTTGTTGAGAAATATAATCGAATAGTGATTGAAAAACTCGAAGACGACAAAGGGGAAACCAGATATGTCATCGAAATCTATGATTATTGGAGAGAGTAACGGGGTGGGAATTATGGACAATACTTCATATCACAACTTAATTCACCAATTACAGGCGGCATTTAACGCCGCCGAGCGAGCCCAAATTCTATTTGAGTATTTGGGTGCTGACGATTTTGTAGACAACCTTTTTGATTTCATTGCCGCACTGCCTCCGTCGAGTCGTCCCAACATCACAAGACAAGATATTCTCGACAAGACGCGTTTCTTTTGTGATTATTGGGTAAACGATATTCTTGAGAACGCCGAAGATTATCTCGCGGAGGAAGGGGACTGTCGAAAGTGGACATTATTGGCGGCGCGTTACACCGTCCAAGGCTCTCTGCTGGGTTCAGCACCGTTCTTGCTCGTCACAGGTAGGATACCCCCATACGAACTCGAAGCGGTTGAGTGGGACGGGAAGATGTAAAAGGACTAAAAGGAGAAAACTATGAATAAAAGTTTGGAATTTGTGAAAAAACGACTCAAAGAGATGGGCATGAACTGGGACTACAAAGACGAAGATGTGGACATTCATTCGCCCGAGTCCCTTTTTAGGCAAGCATTGAAAAATCCCGCAATCGTCGATCTTTCTTCCGAAGATGCCCTCGTTCTAGGTTATCAACTGACGTTAACCAACGACGAAAAAATTGACGTGAAAGTGACTATTGCTGACGACGATTTCGACAATTTCGATTTTTTCAATGCGCATAGTGAGCATAATGACGGCACTCAACTATTTACTTATCAAGCTATAGACGAAGTCTTTTCCGAGGTGGTAGCTTGTGAGGTTTGGCCTAAAACCAAAATATCCAGTATAAGCGATTTAGACGGGGTGCAAAAAATCAATATAACACTTGGGAACATCATCGTCTGTCAAAAAGAAGATACCTCCCCTGACCCCGAGAGATTGTGGATGACAAACAGATTGGAGGTTTTTCTTCCAGCGCACTTTGAACTAGTGAAATCACAAAAGGACTAAATGAACCTGTCACAAACGGTTGACAAACGACGACGATCGATGTATAATGAGAAGAAAAAGGAGTAATGAAGATGGCTGACGAAATCAAACAGACATTCGAGGACTTAACCACCAAACGCTGTCGGACGTGCGCTGTCTGCGGCAAACCCGAAAACGATGGGCTGCTCTTCGATGATTCTGCGTGGATCTGTAACGACTGCCGAGCGGTGCTGGGTCAGTTAAGAGGATGCTACATTCGCTCAGTTAGACGTAAAGAGAAGAGTCAGCAAATCAAGAACGGCTTGACCAACGAACGAGCCCGTCTGCTGATTGAAAGCTGGTTCTGCAACTTCTGCCCCAATAAGGGACAGCCTTGTATGGATACCCTCGAAAGCGAACGTAAGTGCGTGAATGATACAAAGTTAGCGAAGATTGGTTTGTACGTCGGACATCGAGAGTTTCCGCTGATTAAGAATATGAAGGTCAATCGCCCTCGTTTTGTTCAAGTACGAGAACAGGAAACGTGCGACAACTGCGGACGAGAATTCCCGTCGGGTAACGCTATGGCCAGAGTCGAAGTTTATGGCCGGACGACGGAGGATGAAACTTGGGGGCACTCCTACGTGTTCTGTCCGATGTGTGCTAAGATGCTTTTACGAAAGGCTGAAAGAGCAGAACAAGAAGGTAATTTATAAGACTATAATCAGACTCATATAGACCGAATGGTCTATATGAACTCTTAATTTCTAGGGGTGTGGTCAGAAGTGGTCAAAAATTTCATAGAGCGTCCTGGACCTCTATGTAAAAAGAGCCAAATTTCCCCCTAATCGCCCATAACCCGCTATAAACCCCCATAAACCCCCATAAATCACTCTAAATCACCGCCAAAGGAGGCAACAAATGACAACTAACTCATCATCGTACGAACTCGAACACGAACTCCGATATCGTCTTCCGAAGTCGGTCTTCGTCAACCTTCTAACGAGTCCCTACAAACCGTTCACGATTGCTGACCGCGTCATCATCCGTCAGCTTTGGACGTACAACGACGGCGTCGCCCGTAGTCGTATCCGCGAACTCGTCGATGGCAATGGTACTACCACATACACGGCGTGCACGAAGTACAAACTTGATAAAGACAACCAAATCGAGTTTGAGCGGCCCATTCTACCGGCCGAATTCAGCAGCGTCCGTAGTCTTTATCCGAACAAGGAACTCGACGAAAAAGTCCGCTTCTACATCTTGACTAAGGAGAACCCGACCTTCTACTTCGTCGTCGACCTTCGAGCGACATCAGACGAAGCCGTTATCGAAATTGAATGTGGGAGGGACACACTCGTGGAAATACCGAAGTGGATCGCTCAAAATGCGCTGAAAAAGTGAGCGTATTATATATAGTATATATACATGCGTACGCGCGTGAGAGAGGCTGAGATGCCTCTTTTTTTTTATTAAAATAGGGACGGCTGACCACTTGTGACCACCGTGTCGAAATCGAGGCGGTTAAACTGGTCGAAATCGACGGGGTTATAATATGTAAAACCTGCACCAATTTGGCTCATCGTATGTGCATTATTTGCACATTGGCGGCGGACGTTGGCAGCCGTAGGCATCCGATTTCGTCCCTTTTAACGGGTACTAACTTTGCATAGAAACCGCAGGATTTCGTTCGTTTTTGACGTAAATCAGGGACGTTTATAGGGACATTTACAAGGATACCCGCCGCCCAAATCGTTGAAAAAACTACACACTTTTAGTAACGAAAAGCTATCAACAAATGTGGATAACTATGTGGAAAATGTGGATAACTCACCACAAAATCGATAGTAATTTTTTGTCATTTTAATAGGAATATTTTGTTCTATAATAGAAATATTTTGTCCTACTTCAGGCGGCGGACGGTGTCATTTTTGTCTAAAGTTATGTACCGTTTATGGTACATTACGTCATCATCGACCGTCGTCAGCCGTCGACATCGTGTGACAATTTTCTTCACAAATATCCCAAAATACCCTATTTTTTTATAAAAATGCAGCTCCGCCAGGACGGTTTTGGTAGCGATATGTTCAGTTTTCTAAACCAGTACTAACGGGTAAAAAACTGGCGCAGCCGCATAAAAAAATGTCCGCCGCCGATGGTAAATTTTTGCACTATTGAATAGGAAAATTTTGCACTATTTTTTTCTCTTAAAAATTTTTTATTTTTTTCTAAAAATATGTTGACAAACTGTCGAACCTATGTTATACTTATAGTATAAAAAGATTAGGAGATAGTGATATGAACAGAGTCATTAAAGCAACCAAATTAACCAAGTCGGAAGTCGAAGCCATCAACGCCAGAATCTTCTTCAACAATCTGAAGACAGACACCTTGTGCTGGTCTTGCATGAACGCCCGCGACAATAAAGAACATTCCTGCTCGAAGTTCAAAACTGGTGTCCCGGTGGAAGGGAGCAAGTATGAGACGCACCAGGGGGCATTGGGTGAGGAGTACAACATTCGTGAGTGCCCTTGCTTCAAGTTCGAATACGATCGTCCCCAGGCGATCAAGTCCGTCGTCGGCATCATCGCTCATTGGTGTGATGTGACCACCAGGACGGTATGGAGGAATCCGAAGGGATGGGTGGCGATGTACAACAAGATCTGCCCCGAGTGCCAAATTATGCTGACGGACGAAGATGAAGACGACGAATGGGACGATGAGGAGTAAGAAAGATATCCAGGCATAGCAGCCTGGGTATTTTTTGTGTGTGGGCGGACGCGTGATGGGGGAAATGGTCTGAGATACCCTTTTTTTGTTTTTCTGTAGATTGTTTAAGTTCTGTAGTAAAAGAAAAGAGTTTGGTCGATAGATTTATCGACCGAGATATTTTCGTTTGTAGAATATGATGGCTCCATTAGTTTAAAAACTAAACACCTTTTTGTCGCCCTGTGTTGACATACCCGCCGCCGTGTGGTATAATAGAAGTATAAAAAGAATACTGGAGGTTTAGCTTATGGTTAAACAAAAAAAGACGTACACAGTTGACGACGTAGTCACCCTTATGGGGAACTCGTCTGACGAACAAGAGACTTCGATCGTTTTTGAACGCAACAGCGACAAGATGACCATCTGGACCAGTGATAACACAATGGTTACCAAACTCAAAAAGCTACTCACGAACAACCCCAAAGAGTATAAGTTGGTTTCAATCTCCACTTATGATGGGCAACCGGTGGCATATGAATTTGAGGCCCCTAAAAAACTGTTAACTCTAAAAACGAACACCCCCATTCCTACGCTCACCGACGAACAACGCGCTGCTAAGGTTGAACGAATGAAAGCAGTACACGAAGCGCGTAGAGCATCAGTGGCTAAAAAGAAGGAACAACAAGAGGCGGCGGCCAAGTAAAAAAGCCCCCGCACAACAATAACTCTCGCCTATACACGCTAGGATGCCCTTTTTTGGTTTGCACGCTTATCTGTATATTGATGTGCCAGACAAAAGGGGCTCGGTCGATAGATTTATCAACCCGACTATAAAAAATAATTCTACAGGTGTGCACACGAGAGAAAAACCAAAACACCCCACAGGAGGGATAATCTAATGATTGAGACGACCGTATTCGGAAAAATCATCACCAACATCACCATCGGTGAAAGGCAATTGGCTCGCGGTAATAAAGTAAAGACGGCGACCTATACTGTCTGTACTGGTAAAGATTATGGCAAATGGTGCAGCATCGAAGTTGTTGCCATGGGTAGGCAAGCGACTTACGCCGAACATAATCTTCAAAGAGGCGGGTATGTTTACCTCGTCCTGAATGGCGCTGGCACCGGTGAACCTAATAAGTTTTCGTTCACTGTGGTTAAGCAACGTAGTGGACCGGTAGACGAGACCAACAACGACGACTCTGCTGAAGGGGCGGCGGACGAGGTTACACCCGAATCCTCAGAGGACTACGAAGAACTGCCGTTTTAAGGCGGCGGGTAATTACGCATCATTACAAGGCGACGGATGGTAGATGTCCGCCGCCATTTTGCGTAAGGATTGTTTGCCTTAATGCCCCGATTCTATATGCAGCTCTTCATGCGCGCGCGTGCGTATACGCGTGTGTATACATGTACGTGTGCGCGCGTGCACGTATATAAAATATAATATATTATATGAATATATATGAATATATTATATAATAATATAATATATGAATATATATGAATATAATAATATAATATATGAATATATAGAATATATATGAATATAGAAAATATGTATACTACTATACTACTATA